ACTCAATGGTGCTGGCGATAACCAAACTAATGCATTATCGACTCCATCATCTGCCAAACGAGTATCAAAATTAGTGTCAGATTCTTGTATTTGTGACAAAAAACGCAACTCCAAAGCAGTTAACCCTCCACTTCCTGCATTATGGACAATCAACCAATCCTCATTGGTAGGGACTAATACCATATTAGGGCCATCAACCAAAGCCACCAAAACATCTTTTGCATTAATGGCACGCCCAAAAGTTGAACTTTCAGTTATACCTGTACCATCCACTTCAAACCCCTCCCCTTTTACAGGCGAATAATTATCTAATCCAGTAATCTCATAATTACCAGTTCCTGAATTTAAAGTTAGATTAATAGTACGTGTACTAAATGTAAAAATACCATCATTTAAAAGCGTAGAACGTGGGTCTAAACTGCCTTCCTGCACAATCCAATTTTGACCTGCTGCCCCTTTTACAACGATTGCAATATCACCACGATGTAAGCCAACTGATTGTACAACTATATTAGCAGGACTTTCAATTGATGTGGTATCCCCGGACTGTGTATCAAGTGTAATGGTATTTGTTGGTGTTGCTCCCTGATCAAACCTGGCAGTACCACCTAAATGTTGTATTTCAAAAACTACAGGATAAGTAGTGATTGCTGATTCCAAAGGAAGCAAAAAATCAACACGTTGATTGGTTGTTGCAGCATATACAGCGTTATGATCTGCATAAGTCGCTATATTCGCACTGGTAATTGTAATGCTTTCATTCCATACGACAAATGGCCTGGTTGTCGGCGACACTTCTGACTGAATACGACTAACCGTACCAAACAACCCTTCCAGATCATTTGCCACATCCTGAAGATTATCGCCCTGAACATTGTTAAGGTCATCACGATTCACTTCAACCTTGTCGGCATCAGCGTAAGCGCCTCCGAATCCTGATACTAATTTATCTAATAGTGGAATAGGCATATTGTCATTTTTATTATGTTACAACAGTTGTCGTTAATGTTCCATCGTTTGCAACCGTTATTTGCCAACGCCCTCCATTCGCAGCCGTGAAAATAGCACCTGTTAATGTTATATTATCAAGAGTACCAACCAAAGTAGTTGCATTATTATTTGGATCTGTCGAAGCGGGTAAATCAAAAATGTAAGCTTTCCTATCCAAAATAATACCTACAAATCTCAAATTAGTGCCACGACTAACACTAGTAATATTTGCCCTTTTATTAATTAAAATAGTAACTGTTTCATCACGAAAATGTGGTAAAAATCCCGTTTGATTGGTATATGAATCATAGTCACTAAACGTTCCCGATGGCTCACCATAACGAATATAATAAGTAAAATCGTTTGGTAACGCTACTTGCGCAGTAGTTGTTGTTAAACCATCAACAGCCACTTGCTCACTGGCAGAAAGACTCTGATCAGATTGTAAAAGTGCCCGTGCTTCCGGCTCAAGTTGACTAATCTGCAAGTCAGATATATTTTGCGTCAAATTCACGGTATCAGCATTGATAGTAAAATGCCTTTCTAATGAGCTTTGAACCACTTCCAACACTGTATTAGCCAAATAACGATATACAGTGCTTACCGTAGAACTTGTTCCAAACAAATAATAATCAAAGCTTGGATCAGTTAAATTTAAATCATGAAAATTATCAGCAAATATTAATGTAAAAGCGTCATGCCCTCCATCACGCTGTCTAAATACTAAATCAGCTGTTGAGGCACCAGACGTTAAAGCAACTACCAATACACTATTTGTTCTATCTGCCGTTGCTGTATATTGACCTGTTTGACCTCCTGTTGGTGGTGTTGTTGGTATATTATCTAATAGATAAAAAACTGCAGTACTTACCTGAGTACCCAACACACGATTATCAGCTTCCGAAATCTGATCATCAAAATGAAATAAAGTTGATGATGTAGGAAAACGATTACCAGCTATTATATCCCAATTTGATAAATCAGTTGGCGATGGCGTATCCTGCAATGCTAACAGCCAATCACCATCAGTTACTTCAGTACCTCGAATGTATCCATTACCACTAATACGATAAGCATAATTTTCTAATACCCCAGCACTTGGTAATGTTAATACAGGTGTAGCAGTAGGATCAGGCGTTATCACCATATCCTGAATAATCCAACCTAAAGGATTTTGAGAAAGGCCAAAAGAAATACCTCTGACACTTCTTAAAAACGCCCTGTTAGCACCAGAACGATAAACTAAAGTGGTCGCATCGGACAAATAAACAGAATAAGTACTACCCAAATAACCAGCCCCGTCAACTCCTGTTGGAAAAAAATATCGTCGTTCCGTACTTGTTGCAGTTGCTACTGTAGCAGCAGGCAATATATTATAACTAATACCTCCATCAGCTATACGACTGGTTCCTATTTCAACTAAAGCAAACTCAGACAAAGCTGTTAAATCATCAGGAAATGTCAACGTCACGTTAACATCATTTGCAGTTGCATTATCTGATACACCGGAAAATAACGTATCATAACGTGCAGTAGCTGCAAAAGCTGCTGATTGACCAGGAATACCTTGCGCTCCCTGCGGGCCAACCACACCTTGCATTTCGACAATTTGTACATAAGTCTCTGCTGCAACGGTCGTAGTTTGATTTGCCGTTAAAGTCGTATCACCAGGCGCAACAGATGCTGTAACCAAATCATTAGCTGATAACTGTAATAAAAGAGCAATCGTTACACTTGAATGATATGCACTTGAATTGTTAGCAGTAAAGTTACGAGCATAGTGTGCTCGCGTTATGTGCGTATCATTAGTGCCATTGATTCTGAATCTAACGAACGGGTCTGCCCTTTCATCTGTACCAACTTCAATAGTGTGGTTTAATAACAATAAATAAGTTCCAGCAGTTGCAACCTGTATTTGATTCGATACAATAGAATATAAAGTAGTATTGGTATTAACCTCAACTGTAGCCAATGATAATACCGTATCACCAGTCGTTGCTATATCTTGATTTGCCGATGGTCTGACCCTTATGAAATTTTGAGCACTTGTGCTTAAGTTTAAATCATCTACGGCTTGAGCTAAAAGCTGCACATTGGTCGTACTCGTATCTAAATTACCATCAAAACCCGTAGCATCAACTGAAACTTGTTGTGCTGTTATTTCACTAATGTTAGCACCCGCACCATGTATATTATCTCCTAAATGACCACGTAATATTAAAGTTGCCGGTATTGTCGGACTGTCATTATCCAATCGATTGATTTGAGTAAATATTGTGCCTGTGGCACCTGTAAAACTAACAGTATTAGCGCTTAATAAATTATCAACAATTACCTCAGTCCTAACGTGCGCACCCGCTTCAAATGTAATATTACCATTAACTGTATGCACATCCAACACACTATTAATGCCTACGGTCAATGCATCAGCAGCATAAACCTTGATAGCTGTATCACGGCCAGTTGTATTAATCGTACCTAACGTTGCATTAGGTGCATAAATGAGCAATCCATCAAAAGTGATGCTCAAATTCTCATTATAATCATGCGCATCCAGACAGATAATAGTTTTTGTATCTGTTAAAGCACCTGCCAACGTTAATGCTCTTGCAAAAGTAGCCACAGGTGTTGTCAATGAACGACCATCATTAGCATTATCACCATTTGTGTTCACATATACAACATTCGTCAAATCGTAATCATCAACCAGATTACCATCTATAATGGGACCACTAAAGGCTGATACAAGTTTATCATAAATTGGAACCGGCATAATGACATATTTATCTGATGATTGTAACTATATTACCACTCACAACTGCACCATCCAATGCATTATTACTAACTAAAACATCATACAACACAGTGTTAATCGTTAGTGCATCACTGCTCAACGTAAAAGCACCTAATTGATCTACACCACCTATTCTCAATTGTGTTACTGCAGCTGCACTTGCCGGGTATGCTATTTTTAAATATTGATTACCCGTAAATGTTGGTATTGTGATATCTCCACTTAAAGCTTCTTGATTTTCTGCATTTGCATAATCAAATGTGCTTGCCACATTATCAGCTTCAACTCCATAATACAATAATTCCTGCGGCAGGACATTGCGAACTTCAACAGTTTGTGCATTAGATTGGAAAGCAACACCAGGTATTTGAGTATCAACACCCTGAACTCTAAAAGTTAATGTCTTAGCCGTTGAAGTGTCAATACCAGTTAATGTTGGCGTCGCGCTTTGATCTCCATCTGTAGTTGGAACAGTTAATGCAATATTATCACCATCACTAACAAAAAGCTCTAAACTTTGTATATTGGATGTATGCAATACATTGTAATTAATTGTTTGAGCAGCGTTTAAATTCGTATTTAAATTAACGCGACTAGCGATGTCGATTGAGAAAGCGCTGATAACAGGAATTGAATAACCAGCTTTTACCTGATCATATTCAGAAATAATCGTCCAATCAGTACCCGTTAAAGGTCTGATGACTGTAATGGTGTTATCATTTGGCAAATCAATAAAGGTGAAACTACTTACCGTATCACTTCCTGCACGTGTGATTCTTAACGTCGAAGCAGACGCTCTTTTGTTGGTAAAGGTAAATTGTACTGCATCGCCTGCTGTTAAAGTACTAAGCTCAGGCAAAGTAATCGTCTGCAAAGCCGAACCTGTTGCCGTACCCGAAATAAAACGATTATTGTAGGTAGCTAAATTCGTTGATGTAATTGCTAAATCACTTGACACCTGTAATGGCAACTGAGGCGTTGTACCACCACCTCCACCAGTGTTTGTAACTGTGGTTGTGCCAGCGGTATCATTATATGTAACACTAATGCCTGTTCCTGCCACAACAGATGATCCAATGGTATCTTGTATCAATTCTGTTCTTGCCGATGCAGGAAAAGCATCTGCTGTCATCAACCAAACAGATCCTGTTAATGGTCTTGTAATTCTTACAGACTGACCAAGAGCTAAAGTAATACTCGTTTCACCGCCAATAGTATCACTATCACTTCTTGAAATAATCACATTACTAGCTGCCGCCCTGTTATTGACAAAAATATAATCAATGGGCACATTAGCCGGTAAATCAGCTATGCCTCCAAGTGTAATTGTTTGATCTAATGTTCCACCTGCCTGACATTCAATCACACGTCCATTAAAACTGGTATAGTTTACCTCATCAATCCTAATAGTCGTTGTCTCACTAACTGGTGCTTGTGCTCCTGCTGGCAAGCCTGTATTAGCAACCGTCGTTGTACCAGCTGTATCATCATACGTGACACTAACACCTGTACCCGCCGTTACACTTGACCCGATTATATCTTCTACGCGCTCTTGTAAATTAGTGTCACTTAAAAATAAACCAATACCTAACCAATTAGTGCCAGAAGCTGGTCGTCGAATAAAAACAGCATCTCCATATTCCAGGGTTAAAGTTGTTTCACCTGCAATCGTATCACTTCCTGATCGTGTTATGGTAACTGTAGCGCCAGCTGATCGATTATTGACGATATAATATCCCGCTGGTGTATTCGCCGGGAAATTAGTTAACTCATCCAAAGTGATGGGCATTGCAGTTGACCCGGTTGTCTCAATACTTATCGTTTCAAAATTATAAGTTGAAAGATTGGCACTATTCAAGGTTAATGATGCATCTGTAACAGCGACCGGTGCAGCTTGAGCTGCTGCTGTTGCAGCGATCGTCGTATTTCCTGTGGTATCATCATAAGTAACAGTTACACCTGTTCCACCTACTACATTTGTACCAATTAAATCCTGAACACGTTCATTAAAAGTTTCAACAGCCAATCTTTCACTTAACCCAAGCCAATTAGTACCTGCCAGAGGACGACGAATAGTAAATGCATCTCCTTGCATCAAAGTGATCGTTGCATTAAAACCTATTGTGTCAGTACCATCAGGAGTAACAACGACATTTGATGCATTGGCACGATTATTAACGACTATAAAATTAACAACTGTATCAGCTGGTAAATTGGTGATGGATGGCAATGTAATAGTTTGATCTGCCGAACCTGTGGCCTCAGCACTAATAATTCTAAAATTATATGTACTCAAATTTGTATTGGAAATCGTCAAATCAGACGTTACACTTACAGGTTCAGAAGTTCCAGCGGCATTATTTACATATTCTTGTGATGCGATTAACGTTTCCGTGAAGGTATGTACGCCTAAACGCAAATAAGGCGTAAAAACACCACTTAAAGTTGCCCCTTTTATTCCTGTAACACCAGATCCCTGTATGGTTACCATAGTGCCACTATCTAAGATAATGGGATTTTCCAGTTGAAAAGTTTCGTCCGCGCCGGTCCCTGTAATTGTATGACTTGCAGAATTATATATTAATGGACCGGTTGAATCTCCCAGCCTGATCATAAATCTACAATTAGGCAACGCTACATCACTTCGCACTGTAATTGTTTGTATAAAACGATTATCAGTAGTTGTCTGTTCGAAACTAAAATCGCCTGTTGAATCTTCACTATCATCCAAATTAATGTCGATAGTCTCAAGTGCTCCAAATGTACGATAAAACGGCGTCTCACTTCCACTTGCCTGTGTATACAATTGAGCAAGTATTAAAGCCCGTCGCCCCGAGGTCATATTTTGGATGTTAATTGCCCGATTAGCAGCGCTTAACCGTATATCAGGCCCTAAATAGACCGATCCACTTGGAACTTGGAATGATTTCGTACTAACAATGCGATCTGCTTGTTCAGTCATTGCACTGGCAGCAAATGCATTTGATAAAATTTGCGGAATGGTTCCATCAGGAAGAGTTGTGCCTGCACCAGAGGCTAATGAATTATTATATCTCAGAAAGCCAACAAGAGCATTAACTACTCCATAGCTTACATATTCATCAAACCCTCTTCTAAGTACTGCTTCATAATTCGCAATTCGATCTTCATTTGTATTAGCCATCTTAATCGTTTTTCATCATTCATAGCAAATATCATTGTGACCAACCTATTAATGCGGCTGTGACAGTAGTCCCCCCTGCTATTATTTCAACGCACTTCTCCTCCATCCATCGTCCCTGCATCGCAGTAATACGTGCGGCTGGGATTGTCAATGACTGAGAAGAAGAATGACCAACTAAACGAACTTGAATTGTGCCTGAACCCGTAGGGCAAATGTAAAAACCTTCACGCGCAAGCCTGTTTGTAGGGACATAACCTGAACTAATATCTACTTCAGCAGATTCCGACGCTGAGATAATAAAATCTACAGTGTTACCAGCAATATCAACTATTCTGACTGGTTGATTGCCTCGTTGCTTAGCCATATCACTAAACAATTTGGATTCAAAACGAAAGTGTATACACAAAAATATAGCTTATTTACCTTATTAACAAACTATACCTCAAAATTTTGTTTGCCCACAGTTATTTTGACTTTGCCTTTTCGTTCTTCTAACGGTTCCTCTGCAACAGTTACGTATCTTTTCTTTTTTTCATCCCATTCCTGATCTTCGAAAACTACTCTTATGTCACAACGGCAATTTCCCGACACACAGCATTTCCCGTCATGTCTAATAAAAAGAGTATGATGTTTTTCTAACTCAACATCATATACTATCCCTTTATAATGTTCTTGCCCTTGATAAACTGTACTAAAAAGAGATGCCTTACCAGAACATTTTGCAACAGTCCATACAGGATAATTACTAGTATATGTGCCATTTTTAAATTGTGTCGTTTTAATTTCGGTTTTCGAATAAGATGGTGTACCACCAATCTTTAAAATTAATTCGCCTATATCTGATGCTAATTGATTAGATGTTGTTGAATAATAATGTGAATCATTAAATTGGTATCCTTTCCATATTTTTCCTTTCTTAATATGACCATCACACAAAACATATGCATCTAAGAATATTTCAATATATTTTTTGTCAGAATTTTTTAACCAAACAGGAATAAATTTTTCGTTACACTTCCCAAAATTTAAGAAATACTCAACTAATTCATTTCTATAACCCGTCAATGGTATATAAATTGCTTCTTCACCTTCCCAAACTTTTGTAAATAATGTTTTACAACACTTTGAAATAATGTGATATGCCGAACTCTTTTCTCTGTCTTGAGTTATTTTAATTTGATATTGATGTGAAGCAGTTGCCAATGATATATTACCATCACTAAGATAATACGCCAAAAACTGAACGAATTCTTTCTTGGCCCAATTATATCCAGCTATCTCAATAAATTCACTATTATCCCCTTCATAATCTGCAATCGTTCGCAAAAATCTATGACTCTTTTTCAGATCATTTGATTTAACAAGTTTAAATTGGTTCTTACCTCTGGTTGATGTATTCACAACATGATAATGGTTTGGCGTCGTCTGCAAACTAAAATTTCGACTCTTAAACACATCAATTGGACCATCATATTCGTAAGCAATATGGTTTGTTGCTTTTACCCATTCTGCATTATTCGTTGTTAAATCAACACTCAGATATTTTTGTTCCGGAGTAACATCATAAAAATATTTCCATCCCTGGTCTGTTAGTACTTCTGTATCACTCGTATAACAATAAGGATGCTCAGGTCCAACTGTAGCTCTCCATTGATCTTTCCGCAATCCTACATTGCTACCGTTGGCGTATAACTCTTCAAGAGTAAAAGTAATTGGTTCGCTCCCCAATCCTGATGTTGTATGTAATTTTATACACCATCTGCATGCACCTGCATACGTATCTTTATATACTTTTTGCTCTTCACCAAAACGCTCAACATAATGCGCAGCTTTGCCCCGGCTATAAATATCCTGCATTTCAGTATCAACAATCATCCCCCAATCCTTATTCCAATCTTTTAAGCGTCTACCAATATTAGATACAATATTATTGACACTACGGCGATTTAAAACACCGGCTTGCAATTCGCCGGACAATACTCTTTCCTGCTCTGCCCTGGTTGCCTGATCTTCTTCAATAATGATATCATTAACACTCGATTTAATGCGACCACCAAAACTTTTAATATGGTGATAAGTTTTTTGTTTGGCTACTTCATATTCTGCTCTTTCACGTCTGGTAATGGGGTCCCATTGCTTTTTTCTGACATATTCCATGAAATTAGCATATGTCACCTGTCCGGCTTGATATTCACTTAATAATGCTGCTAAGCGGCCCCAAAGAAAAGATTGTAAAAAAGGAGGATATTTGTTAACAACACTATCAATACTAATGCCATGTTTGCGCAGAATCTGGACATCAGCTGTCGTTAAACCATCCTCCCCCAGGTTATAACCAACCAAATATACTGATTGTAAATCAATCAGTTCTAATAATTCCTCTATTTGTTTTCTAGTGAAGATCATTGCACCATATTGGAGTTTTTTCACCTACATAAGCCCCGGCTACATTAAAATCAAAATATTCTATTGCTTCACTATAGGGCATATCTTTGCATAAAATCTCTATGCTCTTTTCCATGGAATAAATTAAACGCATTGATTGCTCATCTACTCCCATAATAGCATCATCAAAACCATCTGCTATAACAAATACTTCATCCGGATAAAATTCATATAATGCTTCTAAATCCATATGATTGCACTTATCACAATACTTAAAAATAAAGCCAACATTTGTATCGTTGCATATCCAATTAATGGTATCTTTTTCAACCACACATCAAATATTATATCAGTGTTCCCTCTGTAAAATATCGGCAAATGTCTCGTAATATTATAAATCGGATTGAATGCATAAATACGAATGCATATATATAACATAGCAATATAAATAAAAGAGACGTTAATTACTTTAAACAAAGGAATAGCAGCTAACCACATCACAACATTAAGCAACTCCGTTCCATGAGAACGCTGTTTCTTTTTATCTAACAAACCATCTGCAACTGCATCAGTTGCAATGATCAAAAACAACACAATATAAGTTAATAGTATCATAACGTTATAATTTTAATTTCATTTGAGGATTGACAATTTCCTGAATCGAGCCGATTGGTAGTTTTTCGATATTATGTTTCTCCTGCATCTCCATTAACCATTTCGATATGTCTTTTTTTATGGCTATTTTCATTTGATATTCTGATTTATATTTTGGAGAGCGTATCGATAATGCTTTGCAATAAGTACCATTACGCTTATATTGCAAACGCAACCCAAACATGTAATTACCCTCCACTTCACAGTGTTGATACTGAATATTCCATCGATCATTTTTCAGCACAAACACGTTTGTTGGATTAATACATACTCCGCTTAAATTAAATTGATACTCCATCAAATAAGTTTAATTGTTGATCATCTTTTTTCGTCACATCAGCATTTTTTAATCGCTGATTTATAATATCACAATATTCCTTCTCTTTTTCTATAAGTGTGCAATCAAAACCTAACTCCTGACAGGCTAACCCTGTGCTACCGGAGCCAGCATAACAGTCGAGCACTTTACCGTTAGGTGGCGTTATAAGTGTCACCAGGTATTTCATTAGCTTGATCGGTTTGACCGTACTGTGTGTATTCCCCTCACCTCGTTCTTTTTTCGACGCTTTTGGCGCATATATCAATCGGCTTAACTCTAACTTTTGTTCCTCCTTTTCCCTTATGACCTTTTTGGTGTAGTTTTCGATGGCATGCTGTACAGACCCAAATAATATCGAAAGGCTTTTTGTAGTCGGGATGATGTCTATGTTGTCCCATATTTCCGCAAATGACACAAGGTTTTGGATCAGGATACATCTTTTGTAATTGCCAATAAAGTCCAGAATAAGATGTAATTCCTCTTGGTTGAAATCCCAAATCTTTATTCCTACAAGAGCTAGAGCAATACGTGTTGCGCATGAGTCGCACAGACTCCCCGCAAACTTTACATTTTGGACGAACTGTTCGTCTACTATCGGCAGAGCATTTTGCAGAGCAGTATACTCTATGATTTGATTTGTAATCGTGAAATTCCTTGCCGCATTGTTTGCAAATAATCTTTTCCATAAGTCCAAATCTTTCTGATTACGTTGAATATCCTGACAAATACAGCACATTGTATTTTTGACTTCCTTAAAAAATCGTGCTGCACTATCTTTCCTGTCTATTACCTCTGATGGAACACGTCCATATGGATTATAAATACCATTTTGACCTATATGACTCGGCTCTGTCCCCTTAACAGGTGCTTGCGCTCCGCAGTTATCAGGGAAATGACTGACTACTTCATCACTTCCGTCATGAATAACATTTGCTGGATATCTTCCTTTTTTTGAACTAGTTACACGAATGCCTTTATATCCTCCTTCGTAAACATTTTTTGCCATTTTTTCAGAAGACCAAGACCCATTCCCTCCTAATCGTTTATCATCCACATGAGGATTAATGGGAACTCTACAATCATCTATGTTAAGACCTCCAGTTCCCCACTTCAATACATTAGCCGCAATCGTTTTTTCACTTATTGGTTTTCTTGCAAGCGTAAACAACTCCTGTGCTGGTTTAAGATTAGTATTCCATCCTTGCCACTGTTTTGCTTCTAAACTCACTGGTATTTCGATTCCAGGTTGATATTCTCTACCATTATTTTTGATCCATGAACCAGTTTTGTTTTGATCAGCTCCAGGTATCATTCTTTTTACAGGTTCACCAATTGGTACTTTTTCTCTCTTATTACCTTGTATCTTGTCAATGGCTTTCGATACATCAAGACCTTTAGGCATTCCACAGCCATATAACCAACTTATTATGTCCCTTATCTCAAACCCTGCATCTTCGATATTGACAGCCATACGGTGTTGTGTCCGGGTTCCACAAGCACAAAGCATATGTCCACCCGGCTTCAAAACTCTTAAAACTTCTTTCCATACTTCGACCGATGGTATATCATAATCCCATCTTTTTCCCATAAAAGCAATGCCATAAGGGGGATCTGTGACAATTGAGTCAAAGTAATTATCCGGATAGCCTTTCAAAGCTAATAAACAATCACTATTTATTACCTCAATCGTCATCTTTTACAAATTCATACTTCTCCAGTTCGAACCCTATTTCATTCATCGCATCGTTTAATGCTTCGACCTGCTCATAAGAATAGTTTTCCATGTTTAATTCATCTGTGGTGTAAACTATGTCTCTAATCCGTTCAAGTAATTCCTCTGCTGTCATTTTTTAAACTTTACCATCTTTTGGGTTAATGCAGAAATCGTTTTATTGCTGATATCTGCAAAACTTTTTTTCATCTGGTTCTCATAAGGCACAATCACCTTGGGAAACCGGGGAGGATCTTTGACCTGTGGATCGGCTGGATGAAACACGGGCCGTATTTTAGTTACATCGATTTTCATCATTGTGCAAATAGTGTTATTAAACTTGTGATAGTTACAATGAGCATTGTTTTCAGTAATTTATTCTTTGTTTCAATGCGCTCTTTTAATCTGGTATTTTCTTGATTCTGATCAATCAACAAGTTATTTGCTTCAATAACATTTTCTTTATATTTTAAAATCAAAGTATCACGCTCAGCTATTTGAACTTTTAAGCTGTTAATGAAAACCTTATTCCTTTCCCTTTCCATCTCATAAAGTTTCACTTCTTTTTCTAGTAATAATTTTCTTTCTAGCTTCAAATTCAATGTCTTAACCAAATCCAAAGTCAATGCCGCTAAAGTGTCATTATTAAAAATGATCTTCTTTGGATAAGTGTTTTGAGAGTATCCTGATATGATCATCCATACCAAGAGTGTCATAGCCAGCAATAATTTTTTCATACTTCAAAATATTATTTCTTAGACGTAAGCAAAAGGCGCTATCGGCTCTTTCGAACTCTATGAGCAGGGAATCATATTTAAATGACAATGAATCATATTTGAATGATAATGTATCATACTTACGATTTAAACGTTCATATCCCTTTTGCCAGGATTCTATTTTCTTACTCTGCTCCTTATTTGCTTCGTATAAATTAGTGACTATTCGCAATGTGAAATATGCCAACATTAAAAACAAGCCGATAGCACCCCAATACTTAATTTTCATTTTTCAGGCCCAAAAAATTGTGTTAATACTTTTACAATTGCAAGGAGACTACTCATCCAAAACATCAGCGTTTCCTGAGTAGATTCCGTAAAAGGACTACTTTCTACAATAGTGATCAATACCGGTATCAATAAGATTGCCAAATCACCTGTTAATTGCCATTTTCTAGGCGTTTCCTTTGAATAATTCGCTAACTTGTAATTCATAACTAACAGTTTTATTTAAATATTACTGTAATACTTTCAAGCGGCGTCTGATCCACAATAATGGCTTCAACAGTCATTAGCAACTAAAAGACACATGTCTTTTTCATACTCCTAATGTTTGATTGATATATTCTAATGAAGCTTTTATTATGGGATCTTCTTCACTTGCTTTGCCGAATTGATCAAAAACATTTGGTTCTGCTTCCACGTTGGGATCAAAATCTTCCTGACCTTCTTCCATCCCATCAACAATACCGTTCATTTTAGCGCCACCAAACGTTTTAATTTGTTCCATTGCTACCATCTGAGGATTTAAAATCGTATCCTTTTCCGGATCAAAAGGTCTACCCATTCGTTTCTCAAATGCATATTCGAAACTTACGATACCAGCATCTAATTCCAATTTTGCCACTTTAGCGGCCATTTCCCGATCTTCTGTGTCAACACCGGTAAAAAGGAATTCAAAACGAGGATCAACTTCACTAATGATGTATTTATTGATGATTTTTTCGAGAAATTTAAGAAGTGGAGCTAAACCTTTTTTCTTACTATGCTGCAATCTTTCTTTTTGTCCACCCCTACTAAAAAGCTGTTGCGCCTGTTTAAAATTAAAGCCCAATTCTGTAGGATCAATGGTATACACCGAACAGGTTATAATAAGCAAGAATTCAACCCATCCATGAAACTCCATATCTCTATTGGATAATTGCATGTCAACCCATTCCAAATCGATACCTTCAAAGACAGGAATTCTGTGTGCATTACGAACAGAACTCATCATTTGTCGCCAATTGTTACGAAATTCGTTTAGGGTAGTATTATTCATCCCCGGCGATTTAATATTAATGAATCCTTTAGGTTGAGAACCTTGCTTGAAGAAATTACCATTATATTGCATTCCCCAAAGTGTCCAGGTCACAATATCAATTAACACCTCTTGTTCACTAACGCCATAACCGTTAGTTCGTATATTGGAGGTTTTATTCCTAACTCCATAACCTAATTCCCAGGGATAAAAAATAATTGGCTCTTTAGATATCGGATTTTTTAGTATCTGATTATTCCATACCTGAGCAAATTGAGGGTAATGCCCATTTACTTGCCATTTTTCCCATTCTTTATGATATCGTGGATCAGCACAATCTAATATACGAATCGTGCTTGCATCGATGGCCTTATATTTTTTTAAATTACCTAAACGATCCCTCGTACATTCAAACGTTAATTGATCTAAAATAAGGCTGTCCCGCGTAATTTTGCGAATGAAATCGCTTAGATCATCTGTCGCATCCCATTTACTATTTTCACCACCAAATTCAAGAAATTCAATCAGGTATTCTATTTGTTTTTGATCACGGTAACTATATTCAGCCACCGATTCCGGCTTAGCAAAAACCGTTCGTTTCCTTTTTATCGTGTATCCTTCACGACTCTCATCTGTGGTGAATTTTAAAAACCGTTGTATTTGTTCGACGCGTGTATTAACAATGGCCTTGCTAATAAATGTGTTACCCATCCGCTGAAGCACGTCAAAAGAAATGCCCTTTAATGATTCTTTATATCCCTGACCAGTATGAAACCAATTATCCGGAAGCCACATGTAACTACGCGGATCAGGAACAGAGCTTTTTACTTTTTCCAGATAATTATTAGCTTTAATAATATCAGCCACATTATCACTCAAAAGGCCCTCTTCCAGCATCAGATTTTTTTGCACATTCAATCTTTGGATTTGTTCTTCTATTGAAGTCAAATCCAAAGACGATTTATTTATGGTGCCATTGTTTTTCTTCTTCTTACTCCTACGTCGAGACATTCTCTGGACACAACGGTTCCAAACAAAAATATAGGTATGGCCGATTATGAAGCTGGCGCATCAAAAGTATAATAAGCTAATGAATGTATGCCACCGTGATTTTCAGTAGCTCCAGTATTGGTAAAATATCCATTATCAATAAGAATAGTGTAACTGTTCGAAGCAGTCAAATTACTAGTTGGATTGATTGTCGCTTGAGTAGTTGAAACAGTTACTATAGCACTATCAAAAGCGAATGTTTCTACAACAGCATTCGTTGTTAAATTTATTAGTTTAATTACCGGACCAGTCGCAGCTGCCTTTGCAATATTTTCACTAAAAGTTAAAACAATATTACTTGTTAACGCTGCTGCTGTACCTCCGTTTGCAGGACTAAAAGCGGTTATGCGAGGGGGATCATATAGAGTTGATAATTCATCCGCATCATCAAATTCTATTAATTCATACCCATTATCAGTAGCCAATCCCATTATTTCAACTCTCGTCGTCTCTTCAACAATCACATTACCCATACCATTTGCCCCATCGATTTCCGATAAGCCTCTTACTTCGGTAATGTGAAAAGAATCTGGCGTTACAATAGTGCCACTTGGATTCATCGCTCTTATACCATCAGTAAACACTTGAAAATCGTTTGGGGTATCACCTATAAAGCGATAATTTAAAGCCATCTCTCTTTAATTTGAGATCAAAACGAAGATATAATGATGCTAAATTACATGTTTTTATATAAATAACCAAAAAAGGGGAGATGGAAAAATTCCATACTCCCCCGCTTAACAAGTGAAACGAAAAAACTAAAAGATTACAAAAAATGAACAAACATTATTTTCTTTAACTTAATTCAAGACTTCTTTGCATATTTTTCTCATGTATCGCTCTTTCGGAATCTGAATAGCTCCATTTCCATTCTGGATTCTGAAATTCTATGTGACGATTTTTTAATGAACGATCTTTTAAGCTATATCTTTCCAGATTACCCAAAGTTTCACTCACACTTGAACCAACCCATTTATGCGCTGCAAAACTACCAAACCCGGAGCGTAGCTTTTTTAAACTAATCGAATGAGCCATTAAACCTCTGAATAAAGCACTAGTGAGTTTAGGATTCCTGGCACCTGGAACTTTGTTCTCCTCAAATTCTCTGATGATATCAGCCAGGGCATAAGCTCTTTCTATATCTTTTATGATTAAGTGGCCACGTTTTATCTTGGAATCAATAGCTACACCTGTTTTACCTGTCAAACAAATATGAGCATTAATTGCAGCCATACCTGTTTCTTCCATAAATTCCAACATTTTTTGCATATCTTTCTGACCTGCAGCAGCGTAATAGTGCAAATAATCCGCTGGTGTCCAAGGCTTATTTCTTTGCAACGCTGCCAACGTTTCAATCCCATTATTACCGATACAGGCATCTCCATAATCTGAAAGAATAGTGAAATAATAAGGTTGTTTTAAAATACGACAACATTCTAGCCGATGTTGTCCATCACGAATTAATAACTTTCCATCTTTTTTAACGATTAATGCTATCGTAATAAAAAAGTTCTCACGCATATCGGTAAGTAACTTCGATAAGTTGTACGGGTCAATTTTACGGTTGCGATCTTCTAATTCAAACAAATCATAATTTGTTGTTGAGTAGACTTTACCAATTTCTTTCATGATTTTAAATTTTATTTGTTAGGTAAGAAATAATCAAATTCTAAGTGTGACGGAAAAGAATCAAAATCTAATTCTTGTTTCGTCCATATTTGCATCATGCTTTCTGCTTTATGACTTGATTTGGAGACTAGCCAATCAGCTTTTATTATATAATGAGGTTTTTTGCATATTTCTTTTTTTACGTGTATATCAAGATGTTCAGATCCCATATGTATATAGTTAGCTCCATTTACAAAATGAGATTCTACAGGACCAATGGAATTCCCATTTATTGGTTTCTTAGCACGGGCTGTTACCCAACATCCCATTACCCATTTGGGTTTGTATTCCCGAAAAGCTTTATTGGCTGTCATCTGAATTACATCAGAACCATAATGAATTGATCCTCCTAGTGAATTAATTCTATTTAATTTATATATTGGAGCAATTTCGGGCAGCTTACCTTCCATCACTTCCTTTTCTAACATTCTATCAACCAAAGGTATTTTTAAAGCTCGTCCTAACGCTCCACTGCCACAACAAATCTCAATTGCTTTATCACCTTGTATGAGATGTCTAATAAAATCCACTAACTCCTGTGTAATAATTTGATATACTCCAAGTCTATTACTTGCAATACTCCAGGCTTTTGGTGAAAATTTTTTATAGTATTCCATCGTAATAGGCTTAAAATAATCCCAGGTTGCAATAATGGGAGTTGCTTCAATAGCATCCATTGGATCTATCGAATCCATCGCTCCTTTATGTATTTTCTCCAGAAATTCTCTTTCGATTGTCATCAGTAATAATTATTTCTTTAGTATCCATATCAATTTTGTAACTATAATCAGCTAAAAACTTCATATCCCCTTCTATGATAGATCGCATTTTCGCCTCTATACTGTCTTTTTGCTGCATGAAATACTTTGCAGACGTAATAGCCGAATTACGATCCTCATTTAATTTTTCCAGACTTTTAATAATTTCATCCGGAATATTAAAGGTTTTTCCCAGAAAATTTTCCATGTGATTCATTATTGTATATTCCCTCTTCATCCACAATATGAATGTCGTGACTTACAATTAGATATTCATTAGCATTTCGAGGATCTGCTATTTTTATATCTTGACAAACAAAAAAAGGACTGCCAGGAATAATATTTAATTCCTTTTCTAAATCAACAGCAACAACTATATAAAATTTTGGTTCATCCAGTTCTTCAATAATCATTTTATTCTGATCCAAATCCGTCATTGTTGCATAATTCCAGACTTTCACCCGATCCCCAATCATTTTTTTACGACCATCAAAGTTATTTGCAACCTCTTTCATGATCTTCTTCAAAGTATCCTTTAATTTATTATAGAATTCATGCTCTTCCATTTAATTATTTTTCAATTTTCCTAACAATTTTTGTTAAAATTACTATTTTTATATAAAAATACAAATTACCAAGATTTTTTTTACACTTCAAGTTTTTATTGTTATATTCGCTTATTCTTTTAAGCAAAAAATAAAGTCTGATAACCGAACGATGGGGTGACGTTATCAGACTTTATACTTTTTCAAACGTAGCTCTTAAATAGTTACTTAATTTTCATCTAAAAAAAGATCAATTTCCTTATCTTTATTTTTTTGTTTTATTCCCATCCAAACATCTATCTCGTCTTTATCAAAATACACCCTGCCCTTATTCTTATGAAATGGGATTCGTTTTTGTTGCACGTAATTGTACAAGGTGTTTTTGTTGTAACGCATATATTCTGCCATCTCCTCAATTGTATACAATTTTCTTTTTAACCCATTCGCCAAATTCAATTGCATTACAAATTCTTGCAGTGCCTGCTTAATAACCTTAGTTAGTTGTTGATCATTTAATACATATTCATTGCTTTTTACTTTATCATCGTTCATTATTTTATCAATTAACAATTCATAACAAAAGTGTAAAACTACCATTGCAATAGGATTGATAAAATTACAGCTCACTTTTTAAATATGCAAGTTTTTTACATTTTTTTTAACTGATTAACTTTGTATTTATATAATTTTGTTTGTAAATTTACAACATACATTGAGAATACTGTTTTTCAGATAATTAAAAAATGATTAATTTATGAAAAAAAAAGATTTACCAGGGAATTGCCGCTCTTTCTATTACAAATTACAAGATACACACCCCGTCCCATGCAATATTGATGAGATGATTGATGCCAATCTCAATCCCATCCGTTATGATCAGATCAATAAAAAAATAAGCGTGGAAACCACCTTTAACGGTTGTGTTTTGAAGAATAACCATTATTTTTTTCGAACAATCATTCATGGTGGCAAATTAGATGGGCAAACAAAATATACTAATCTCTACAGCCTCGCTTTACTTACACATATGGAAGCAAAACTAATCGTGTACATTTACAACGAATATATGAAAATGATCAAAGAATCACTTAAATACATGTTAGTATATTTGCTTTATTATCTTGCCATTTTTTTATTATATATACAGAAAGGAGATCCTGCATCTCTTACTTTCCTTATAGCTTCAACTGCTGCTTTCTTCGGATTCTCCATTTATATTTTTTTAAACGCAAGAAAATGTAAAAAACATGTAAATACTGCCAGAAAAAAATGGCAAACTCCATCTTTTAATTCTCCTACTCATGAAAAATGACGAACAACAAAAACGCAAACGTAGCGAACGCCTGGTTAAACTTATGAACATCTTCTTAGCCCTTAATTTTTTTCTTGAATACAAAAACTACAAACAATGTGTATATTCAAAGTTAAAACCCAAAGAAGTAAAAGCACTTGCTGATAAAATCAACAAAACAAGAGGGAACAAACCTATAACCGAAGAGCATATCGACGAAGTGTATGAAAAGGCCGCTGTACAATCTATGAACAGCATGAAATACTACCAGGAACTGATGAAAAAAATTGAGCGACATCCTGGCCTATCCGTGGATACCATAAACAAATTAGTAAAGCTGGTGGCAGAAAACAATTTACATTACATGCCACAAATGGATATTTACGCTTTAGATTACTTTTATTATTGCGTTTATCTTTATCAATACGTCCATAAGATAATTGGCAAAGCCGCCTTAAAAAAAGTTTTGACCGAACAGTCTAAAATGCCTTATAACATGTGCTTATTTAGAAACACATGTTTGTACATGGAAAAACTATATGATGAAGTTGAAAAAGTAAACGCAAGAAAATGAAAAAAAATATCCTCGTTTTATGCAAAAACAAAGATAGCTTGTGCCAGTGCAGAAACACCTTTACCATCGGTAAAATGACCCATAGGCATAAGATTATACTTGGTGACTCCATCTATTACATACGAGTTCTTTCACCAGTTGCTGCACACAGTTTATATATACATGAAGTCATTAACTACGATATAGATTTTAATGACGAACGCTATTGCAAAATATTCAAAATGATTCTGCCGAACATGGTGGAAAATTGCATTTTTCATTTTGACCTTAACCTGATATTACACAACGCTCAATGACACTTGTACACGACGATCAAGAACGAGAAAAAGCTTTCTTTCTCTTTTACACTTTTACGGCGTTGCATTGTTATCATACAATGCAAGTATTTACCAAATTTGTAGATCATCCTATGTCCGAAGGAAAAGCTGAAGAATTACATGAGCGCTACCAAGACAGCTACCCGAGTGCAGATCTTCAACCAGAACAATGGTTACATTTTAGCGATATGGCACCCGACAAAGTAATTGAGTTATATAAGGATTATCAATGGATACTGCAAGAATTAGAAGAAACAAAATTTATTGATCCCAAAATATTAGATGCTTTAATCAAACAAATTTGCCAGGATCGAACTTCATCTCATTTTCGTTTACGCTGCAATGCATCTATGTATGCAAACATCGCCATCAATATGTTTGAATATTTAAACAATGAAATATCACCTGAAGAATATAGAAAAAAATATAAAAAAATTTTAGAGGAAAATTATGAGAAAGATTTTCAATTTAAAGAATTTTGCCAAGCAAGCATGTATGTCATTAACCAATATAACGAACTAAAATGAAAAAAAACGAACAAAAGATAAAACAACGCATCAAAAGGCTGAAACGCATATGGGCAATTTTAAGCCTTGGGAAACTCTATTTCATGGCAAAAAAGTTTAGCGAAGTAACAAATCATCCGATAAACTATGAGCAAGCCCAAAAACTTTCAACAGAGATTAATCAAACATTTAACCACCGGTCAACTCCAGAAGTTTTTTTAAACCTTCAAAAAAATGCAGCTGATCATTGCGGAGCAGTCTATAAAGAATATAAAATAGGATTAAAAGACATCGAAGCTAAACAAATGGCTAACGCCCAAGCTGTCGATTATATGATGCAAAGCTTTTATGACAGTAAAGATGCATCTTGTCGTTTATTTCATGGCCGTTTCGACTACTTTATTGATTTTACCATGCTCCTAATAATTTATATTGATGAAAAAATAAATATAGAACATTTTCTGTTTGGTCTTTATAAATGCCAGGAACAATCACTTGGCATCGACCTGTCTCAATTGCCGAGAGTTTATTACAGGCTAATATGCGAAATAGAACACATGTACGAAATAGCTGAATTAACAGTAAACACTCAAAAGCTTTAGTAAGCTTCACCCGGCTCCGCTTTTAGCCAAAGCCAATTATTTTCCGGAGATTTAATGCTAATTTTCATTTTTTTTCGCAATCGCTGTTCAAAAGAATTAACATCAAACGCCTGCGTATTCATCATCGCGAATTCATCTGTAATTTCCTTTCCTAGCATTTCATGATACGGGGTGTTTGATGTTTTATGTATGATTTCAATAAATACAAAAACCTGGACATTGCCTTCTGCCGGGTTTTTGTATATAATCAACTCTTTGCCCGTCTGAGCACTTAAAAACATACACTTGGAAAATAATTCAGTCATTATTCTTCTCTTATGAAATGTTTATAATCTTTTTCACTAAGTTCTTTAATATTGGTGATCGAGATCGCTGTGTCTTCACCTAATTGACATTCTTTTCTGATTAACTCAGAAACAACTAAATTATTAACAAACTCATCACCTGTTCTTTCAATCGGCAGGTTACCAATTAAACCCATACCATCAAATTCCGCTGCATAAAAAACAATAAAATACCTCTTATCCATCATATCTATTTAAATTTAAAATCCGGTATAAACAATAGAGCAACCAATGGCCATGCTGAACTGGTCCAGTAAATTGCGTAAGCTATTAGTCCTATAAACAAAGTGTATACAAGAATTACTACTAACCAATCAACTTTCATTATGCATTTCCTCCTATCATTTGTGAATATTTACTAATTTCACTACCGCAATTAGGACATATATCAGTTAAAAGCCATTCTGGTCGTGGAGTGAAAGATTTATTAAACTCGTCTGATTCAAAGACCGTCTTACACAGATCACACTTAAACATTTGCATACTCTTCGGTTGCAATATTTTTTTACCCATGACAAGTATCTTTTTCATAGACTACCATTTTATACCAAATACGCTTTAAAGCCGGTTGCTACATCTTTACGTAAATATTGAATAGCCATATAGCATGACATAACACCATCATCATGTTCTGAGACCGATTCGAGAGTTCCTTTATCTTGATTATAACCCATCGAATTAAATTCGCCCAGGAGCCAATCAGCCGTTTCTTTGCTTCTCCCTGTCTTGCAAGGTATTTTTATTTCATCTCGTTCAAATAATGCTGCCAGGCTAGGCAAACCTTCTTTAAGATTTTTTTTATTCCCCCTGTGTGTCGTAAATTCATCAATGGTTCGTACACCTTTATCTTTTGCCAGATCTGCTAGAATTACCTGAAAATTGTTAGCTTCACAAATTATTTTGTTAGGCTTAAAACGCTGATCCATCGATTGAATCATATTTACCTGTTCGTTGTGTGTTGCTCCTTTTTTACGCCATAAATCAATCAAATAGTACTGTTGATTATTAGTTAATCCCCACACGGAAAAAACTGTGTAGTCAGCTGCGATCCCTCCGGAAATAGCGAAATCACAACCAATGGCCACTGCTTTAAATTTAATCGGATAACTTTCGATGTTGCTCACCAAAGAAATTAATTCCATGTTGTCCAACGCACGATTTAAAATCTCATATGGGAACAATGAACTGGCATCAGTGATCGGACTTACTAAAATCTCCTGGGAAAAGACAATGTTACCATCTGTCTTCTTCTTATCCATCAGATAGTCAAATCCGTAACGATCCGGGGCCAATAAAGTGCCATCCGGAAAAATAGCCGGATATTCAAAAACCAAAAAAGAAGCATCTTTTTTGAGACTTCCATAAATATCCTCGACATGAAAAGGAGTACCGGAAACAATTAAATGACCAAAAGGTTCCACAATATATTTAATCGCACCATAAAAAATTTGCTTGTACTTCTCACGCATCTCCTTCGAGTAAATACTGGATTCATCCGGGAAGTCATCAACCACCACTGCTCCAACATGTCGTCCCCGGATAAATCCCATAGCTGATTTCACGTCCAGCTTAGCGCCATTCTCCGTCACCACCCTGTCTACACCCAGCACTGCTTTTCCGTGAGGATTCAACTTATCTCTTAATTCATCAAAATTTCGTATTGCATCTATTATTTTTTCATTGTGCGACCGGCCTAATTTGCGCTCATTAGTAATCATGATGCTCTCACGCCGGTTCTTGTTATCTATCGTGTCGTGAGTAGCTGTGACCGGACGACTATAGGTATATAAACGCCACAGCAAGAAGGCATAACAAAATTCAAATGAATTATGATAAATAGTGCCATCAGGCCCAATAAACAAATGATCACCATCACAGCTGAAACCATAATATTTACCGCGACCTATTCGCTCAACTTTAATGATGTCATGCAAAAAACGAACCTGGCCCTGATCACTCAATTTACTCGACACCCCAAAACAACGTCTTTTAAATTCTTTGTTCTTATTAATGAATTGACCAGGCCTTATTTTTAATGGTTTAAATTCTCCATCCTGCAAATAATGAAAATATAAAATGTGCTCACTGTTCACCGAATAATTACATCCTGCTCTTTGATGTACTTTATACATCGTGTCTTCACCCTTGTGTAATGACAGCACCGTACGCGGAGAATTATCAGGTCCCATAACTTTATCGCCGACCTGAACATTTTCTATTTTTTTGATCGTATTATTGTACATTAATACTTCAGTCCCGGGTGCAAAACATTTTCCTGAACCACGACTACATAAAAAGCTTACGAAAGGATGCATCTGCAATAGATTTCCCCACTCGATATTACGCCATCCCACATTGAAATCAGGAATCATTGTTGTTTTGAAGTAATTGTAACTATGCTTACACAGAGTTTCATGCGTAGCTTCGGCCATGCTTTGCAGAGAAGAGAAATCCAGGTTCTCCATTCGTTTACCCTGGAATATACCTTCAGCCATATTAGTGCGTAGCATTTCAATCAAATCATCCAGATCCGATGAATACCCACTGGTTAATTCATTTAAAAGCTTGGAATTGGCCGTCTCGATTAGATCAGTAAGCGACTTTGTAATTTGACGCTCCTGCCATGGTGCCAGCACCACTTTTTTCTTCACTGCTCATAGTACAATCAGTTCAAAACGAAGATGTAGATTGTTGTATAACGAAGATGTAGACTTATACAAATTTGCACCTTTTATATAATTTTAGCAAATTTGTTCATATTTTTTTTGTATCACCATATTTTTTAGTTATGGCGAAAAAAACAAATACTCCAAAAAAGAAGCAGGCTGTTGATACGCCCATGAATTTGCATCTAAAAAACTTAAAAAAAGAATTGGAGCAAAAAGAAGAAGCATTCAACAATGATATACTACGCTTTATAAAAAGACATCATAGAGGCATAATCAGACATTATGATCTGTCTGCTCCCTGGTCCTTACTTGAGAGAGAATTAAGGAAAACCGGACTTGAAGATGAGCACGTATTGCAAGAATACAAACGTCGGAATTCGGTTTTATCTCAACAAAAAGCTGAAATTTTAAGTATACGCGATGACATTGACAAAAACGAAAAGGGGAAAATCCATCGTTCACAACCTGTTCTGCAACTTAAACACGACTGGATCATTGAGCAGTCTGGTCAATTTAGATCAATAAAAGATATACATCAAGATCTGACTAAAAAACAAGGATTTAGCATCGATATTAGAACTGTAAAATCATTTATTGCTGAACACAAAGTTGCCATCGACAAATACAAAGAGGAATTTAAAACTGAAATTTTCAATACTTCCATTGCCACTGACGCTGGTAGATTAAAATGGCGAGAAGAAGTTTTTAATTACTACAATGATAAATGGCGCAGAGATGGTAAAGCAGTTGATTTCAATATATGTAATCGCATCCTTAATGATGTTCAAAATGAAATTAAAGGTGATGTCACTATTAAAATCGATGGAAAAATAGATATCACCCACTCTATTGAAGCAAACAAATCTCTGGCGCAAAAATTCGGGGAATTGAATATTAATCTGATCAATGTTGGTCTGGCAGCTCAAAAAAGTGGAGTCAACCCATTACCATTGATGGCTCAACTTACCAACAGTTATTACAAAAAATGGAATGGAATTGCTGACGCTCCACTTTCATTAGAAGATAAAGAGCAAATGATTCCTATATCCGGTCTGGTTAAATCATATAATTGGCAGGAGATTAAAGAAAAAAATAAAGAACCATTGGATATGGGAAAAGTAGAAGATGCATACATTGTTACTAATGAAGAAGAAAAGCAAACATTTGAAGATCGCAAAAGTAAATTACTTGACTTAATCAAAAATAATGACAAAACTAATTTGGAAGAAAAGTAAGACCATGTTTTGACCAATTTCTTTTTAAAAGGCGATAAATATTTATTTTTATCGCCTTTTTTGTAGTATTATGAGATTTTATTAAATTTGCAGTTGACAAATTTACCTATATCAAATCCATGGCAACAATATCAGCAGTTTTATATAAAAGCAAAACACTAAAAGATGGTACACATCCAGTTTATCTACGTTTAACCGATCATTCCATACCATACTTTTTACCAATCTACCGGAGAGATGACCGGTTCCGGGCTATCCCCGATCAATGGAATTCAAACCGGAACCGGTTTATCTCCCAAATCAAGATTAATCCAAATCATAAAACATTAAATAAGACAATCGATACACGAGAGTTTAAGCTTAGGCAAATATTAGAAGAATTTACTAATCAAGAAAAACCCTGGACGATCGACATGATCCGCACACGTTTTTATAATGAATTCGATAAAACAGATGTGTATGGTTTTATGGACAAGAAAATAAAAAAATGCAAAGAGGGTGAAAAGAAAAATTACACACATGTCAAAAATGATCTACTTAGATTCACTAATAGAAAAAAATTAGCTTTTTTTGAAATTGATTGCGATTTCGTTTCCAATTTAATTCAATTTCATAGAGATCATAACAGAAATAATACAACTATAGGAATCAGATTACGTTATTTAAGAACAATTTTAAATTTGGCAATAAAAGCCGGTGTAGGCAGCAAAGAAACTTATCCTTTCTCAGATAAATATGGCGCTACCCGTACCATCTCTATTGCTCAATTTCAAAACGAAGAACGAAAAATAGCCATTGAGAAAGATGTTATTGAGAAAATTAAAAATGTTAGCTTCGATGATCCCAAAATGGAAGCTCACAGACGTTTTTTCATTGCTTCTTATGCTGCCAGAGGAATGAACTACCGTGACATGGCAAAATTAAAATATAAGAACTTACATTGTGTTGGTAACGATAACTACATAAACTACAACCGTGGGAAAACCAATGCCAAACTAAACTTCAAGGTTTCCCCTCTATTGCAACAACAGTTTATGTGGTTTAAGGAAAGATGTGATTTGCATCAGGATCACGTCTTTCCTATTTTTACAAACAAAAAAGTCGAAAATGAAGAAAAGTTTTTTCAAAATGAATTACTTAAATACAATCGAGGATTAAAAAAGATTGCTAAAGCATTAGGCCTTGATGAAAATGCTTTAACCAGTTATGTAGCCCGGCACTCTTTTGCTACAAGGTTGTATTATGAAGGTGTCAGTGATAACATCATTGGTGAAGCTTTGGCACATAAAAGCACAGCTACAACAAAGGCTTATTTGAAACAATTCAAAGAAGATCATTTGAGCGATATCATAGAAACAGTCATAGGCTAGTAATTGTTAACCTTAATTTTATTTCATATATTTACATTTTCATAATTAGACAGGTTGTCATACCAAAGTCAAAAGCAGTTCCGGAATTAATTTTGGAACTGCTTTTTTGTGAAAAATAGACCAAAAAGATCAATAAGTTTATATTTTTACTGAAAAAAGAATTTTCGTCTTGTTTTAAATTAATAAACATATATATTTGCATCATCAGGGATTATATTTTTTTTAATCATTCAAGTTAATTACTCCAAAGGTCTATGTTTTATCAGAGCATAGACCTTTTTTTAATTTGTGTTCATGTTGAAATTTTTGTAACATTGTTTTATAATTTTTAACACATGATAGCACATATTAAAACCGCAGCAGTAGCAGATTATCTTTTGCATCTTGCTTTCGAAAGCAATAAACTCTACACCATGACACCATCTAAACTGATGAATCTTATTTATATTGCTCAAGGTGCATATCTGGCGACTATGAAAACATATCTTATTGAAGAGGATTTTGAAGCCTGGGAACAAGAACCAATGCTTACTTCACTTCTTAAAGATTTAGCACCTTATGAGGGTAAAGTTGTAGACAAGTTTTATAAAAAAAATGAACTATCCAAGTTGATTTTGTTGGAGAAAAAAGTAATCGAATATATATGGGATATTTACAAAGAATACACAGAATCTTCACTAAGAGAAATAACAACAATGAACGATAGTCCATGGCATAAAGTAAGAGACTTATTCCCACATTACATTAATCCGCTTATCCCTAAAAAAATGCTGATGAAATATTGTAAAGCAATTCCCCTTAAATAAACACAATTTAATCCTTCATCAATCAGATTAATGTTTGTATTTTTTACTTCACTATTTATTACTTAATAACACAAAAATAAAATATCATCTTAGATATTGTATTTTTTACCTTGTTTTGCAACACTATATTTCATTCAAAAATTGTATTTTATTCTACTAATTACGAATCGATATAAATTTAAAAGTATTGTATTTTATCTTCCAAAAAAATGGCAGGAAAGGGAGGGTCCGCATTGTATTTTATCATTTTAACTCATAAATTGCTGATGCTTCAAATATTTGTATTTCATTCTTTCAAATATTATTTAAAAAAACAAGAAAAAAATGTAGTTTTCATCAAAATTATATATTTTAGCCTTCATGGAAGACAAAAAACTTTTGATGACATTTGATCATGTATTAGGCGCAAAACTTGCTGATGTAACACTTAAGAGAAAAGGCATTGATGTTGAACTTGACGATTTGCCAGTTGAAGGAGATGCCAAAGTATATGTCAAAACTGAACAATATGATGAGGCAAAAAAAGCATGGGAAGATTACAAACACGAAATACAGGCAAAAGTAGGTATGCATTTGTTTAAAGATTAAATATACCACTATGATTGATAAGTACGGTAGGTGTCCCAAATGCGGAGATAATTGGGATGCAGGCGATATTTATGAAGTGTTTCTTGATAAGAAGAAAAATGGCGATCCGTATTGGAAAAAACAAACGGATGCAGAAATAAGGGCAATTGTTAAAAAATGCTATGGTCCTCCCTACCGTTTTAGCAGGTTAATAGCGATCAATGACCAACGCCTCGATTGTGTTGTATCGTTTATGTGTCCAGCTTGCGAAACAAAATGGGATAGAGAAACAGGAAAAGAAATATAGCTATGGAATTATCTAAGACTTTTACCAGTTACACGCCGAAACAAAAAGATATCATAGAAGAAATTGTGAAAACAGATATCGACGAATTGCAATGGACAGAAGATCCATATACAAAAAGAGCTTATCACCTTGACAAGGATGGCTATCACTTTGAATTGATTTTCTATTTTAATAATGGCTTTATTAATGTAAATGCTGATCACCGGATGGGAGGAGGCTATAATGATACCTGGAACCAGGATGGTGAAAAAATATTTTAACGGGCAATAGAAGGGCCTCGAAATACTTTTAGCCCATGCGAATTATCAATTGTATTTTACTTTCACACAATAACCTTTTCCAAATCGGAATGTACCTTGTATCTTATCACATCAACACTGAGACGGTTATAAACTGCATTTTATCATTTTCAGATGGCGCTTGAATCGTGATCAACAATTTTTTGTATTTTAAATGTTAAAAGAGCAAATGCAATTACTTGAATCCTTCATTGTATTTTAACTGTTAACACTAAATATATTCACATTATTTAACTGTATTTTATTCATTTTTATCAAACAACTGTTCTAATTAAAGATCTTTGTATTTTATGACTAAAAAATCAACCAATTCAACTAATCATGCTATTTGTATTTTAAATTTGCATCGGACTTTGATTTGTATTTTTTACATTTTAATTGGTGAAAATTAAGGAGAAAAAATGTATTTTACTTCTAACATGCTATCCCTCAGTACAAGCCAGAATTGTATCTTAGAACTCTCATTCATGAATTTTTCCAACATATTCAAACTTAACAAAACACGCTCTGTATTTTTACTTTCACCAATTGATATCTTAACTAATTATTGTCAGGTTCCACTATTGTATATTATTGCCACTCAAATCCATACCAGCGACAGTTGAGGATTGTATTTTATTATTCAACTACAGAAAAACGAAGTTGATACTTGGTTTGTATTTTATCATCCCTAAATTTGATATTGAGTAATATCCTATTATTTTTGTTTAAAATTATGGACTAATGAGTAAAAATATTAAACTTGTGCGATGGTAAATAATTTTGTTATCATAGTCCTGCTAACCGCCGCTTTACTTAGCTCGATATTTTCTTCAAATGAATATTTTATCGGTATGCTTTGGGGAGCTTTTTTTACAATTTTTTATTTAAATTTTAAAAACAATGGCAAAGTTCAGAAAACAAGAAAGAAGAAATTTGATTGGGAATAGTATGTCCAATTCATTATCTGATATCATTTTTATGCTTCTGTTTTTCTTTATGACAGCAACAACAATTAAAGACTCTGATTTAAAAATTCAAGTCCAAAAACCACAAGCATCAGAATTAGATCAGTTAGAAAAAAAAGAATTGGTAACCACCATTAATGTAGGTCGTCCGGTTGGTAGATATAGGAGTACACTCGGAACAGAGCCACGTGTTCAGATCAATGATATGTTGGTGGAACCAGATGACATCGCCATCATGATGATACAACAAAGAGAGCAACTATCCGAAGTGAATCAAAGCAAAATGATCGTCAATATTAATGCCGATCGCGAAATACCAATGGGAATCATTACCGATATTAAACAACAACTCCGTAAAGCAGTGGCTTTGAAAATAAATTACGCAGCAAACCCGATGTAATATAAGCAACACTAATAAATCAAAAATAAGACACGATTACTTCAGCTTACAACTAAACTCACCTATAATAAAAAGCCAATCAATTTGAAAAATAATTGATTGGCTTTTTTCATTGTTATGCTAAAAATTATTTGATCTTAATTTTCACTTGTTTTTTTAATATCAATTAAAATATTGTGAATTTATATGCATATTTTTAAAAAAAATATTACATTGCGTCTGTAATGATAATTAGAATTTAAACCCGGCATCTCTCTTCTGTTAGCAATTATCCTGTGCCGGGTTTTTTACATCCCCTTACTATCTTTTTTCTCTCCATTTTGACTCATTTATCAAATATGAAAATCACCTGGATTTTGTGATTTTGTATTATTCCCACAATATCTCATATTTACTGTAAATATTTAATCTTTAATATTTTATTAAGTTTTTACCTTGACTGATAAGAAAAAAAACGTGACATTTGGAATTAACTAGTTTTATTATTAATTGTTGTCTAAGCTATATTAAAATGATAAAATTTGAATTATTCCTCTGCGTCATTCCCCTTATTTTCATTTTATTTTCAAGTCATCAGTTGAAGACAATTCCAATTATTTAAGCTTAAAATTCTTTAAGTATAGCATCATCATACCACTTATATTTCATGTCATTAATACTGCTAACTCAGACTTGCTTAAAAATGATGGAAAACAGAAAAGCATTCAATTTTTACCGCAGTTATTACATCCTGTTTAATGAATTGGAAAACGACAAAGATAAACTGCAATTTATAAAAGCAATTTTAGATTTACAGTTCACCGGTACGCACGATGAATTAACTGGCTTAGCCAAATTTGCATTCCTAAGCCAAAGTCACTCCATCAATGCGCAAGTGTCTGGTTATCTGAATAGATTAAAGCGTCAAGATGAACAAAAAAAAGCCCCCCTGCCCCAGGGGGTAGACCAGGGGCTGCCGCAGGGGGTAGACCAGGAGGTCTCTCAGGGGCTTGACCAGGGGCTGGGGCACAAGAGGAAGAGTAAGGGGAAGAGTAAGAGAAAGAGAAAGAGTAATAATACTAGGGTCGAATATAAATATTCAACCGAAAGAGAGATATTGAATCAAGTGTGTAAACTATTTGATGAAAAACACTACAACACTGAAGCGAAAAAAACAAAGTGGTTAGACACTATCAGATTACTCTTAAACAACGATAAATTTACAAACATAGAAATTGTGGACGCCGTGAAGTTCGCCCGTACCGACCATTTCTGGAAACAAAACTTCCGGACCATCACTTCACTCCGGAAGAAGAACAGCGACGGTATCATGAAAATTGAGAATATCCTGGCTAAAATGCCTGAAAAAATAAACGGGCATTCTCAACGGGAATTTTTTAAGAAATACCCGCAAGCATCATTTGATCAAATGCTCGAAAGATACAAGAACGAGGGCATCGTGAAAGAGAAATTGGCATCCGGCAATCAGTATGTGATATGTAACGGCGAAGTGCGTACAGTATTTTTTGACAACGATGGCCCCTACCTGAGAGACATAAACACCAAAGATGGAACCATAACCAAGCAAAGACTATGAGCCAATATCGCAACCTGATAGAATCAAGCGTTAAGAATCTACTCAACGTATTCGATAAGCTGGAAAGCCACGACCGGAAGTTTGCCATCTCGCAACTCACCCGACTAATCAACCATGCCAATCGCATCGAAGCATTGTACAAGAGAGACACCGCCAAAAGTAAATTTGTTGATGCTGAGAAATACGATGACACGCTCGACTACCTGATCGACGTAGTGGGACTGATGGGATTCACCGAGATCGAGGCCAACTACTATTTCCGGGATGACTTCGTGAATTGGTTCAAGATGCATGCCCTTGCGCACCCAAAGTACCAGGCCAAGAATATCACCACGGCCATACTACAAGCTTTCGGGGAATCATTTCGCGTCTTCAAGATGGAAAACAACAGGGAACCCAAAGACTACCTGGAGCTTCGCAACTATCTGCTCAACTTCAACGAACTGATGACTAAGTTGAACAAAAAACAGATAGACACGCTTGACAAGATGGATGAATACATGCAAAGCAAAAAGCAATGATTGATTTAGAAAAACTAAAACAAGAAGCTGCCAAAAAGCCTGTAAGCCCTACGGATGTGTATGGTAAAGAATTCCTTGACGAGTGTGTCAAAGAATCCACCATTGACAGACATACCCACTATAAGGGCGACAAATTCATCTTGACTTTCGATGAAGACCACGACAAGTACGCGCCGGTCATGTCGCTGTGTAACCTTAGCACTACCATTGGTCCGGCCAAATCAAAAAAAACATTCTTCAGCACGATGATCGCATGCGCTTTTTGCGACGGGCACAAATATGGGATGAGAGGTGATCTTGACGGAAGGAAACTCCTCTACATCGATACCGAGCAGGGCCATGGACATGTACAGAAAATTTTAAAGCGCGTATGGAACATTGCAGCCACCGACAAGAGGATTGACATCTTCGCTCTGCGCAAATTTTACGAGCAGCGGCTGAGACTGGCATTGGTGGAACACATCCTCAACGTGTCCAAACAAGCTTATTCGATCGTCATCATCGACGGGATCGTAGATCTGATGAAAAACTACAACGACCTGACCGAAGCCCAGGAGCTGGTCGGGAAGCTGATGTCATGGACGGAGCTTTTCAACTGCCACATCAACTGTGTTGTTCACATGGCTAAATCATCCGGCTACGCGCGTGGGCATATCGGCACTGAGCTGATGAACAAATCAGAGACCGTCTTCAAGCTCGTGCCGGAGGAAACCAGCAGCGTCGTAGAGTGTCTTTATTGCCGAAACAGACCATTCACAAAATTCGACTTCATGATCAACGAATCAGCCTTCCCTGTTCGTTTGACTTATCCATTTGAGAGTGATAATGCGTTCGAGGAAGCCCATATTGGCACAAAAGAGCCTGAAATAACGCCTAAATACACTCAATCGGGAGTAGACTACCGGTATGAAAAAGATAGCGGCTTAAATGATGCTGAAAATGATTTTCTCAATCAACGAGACGATGAACCGTTTTAACAACTTAAAAATATGAAATAAAATGAGGATATATTAATTTTCAAACCAAATGTAATATCTTTACGTCGATTTTTCAAAAAGAACAAAAAAATGAAGAGAGTAATTTTAATTGCATTTACAATTTTGTCATCAATTGTCTCATTTGCTCAAGATGAATTAAAGGAACTTGATTTTGTAGGAGAAGCTTTTATTATCCAATCAGACAATTCAATTTTAAAATTAGAGAAACAAACTGCCCAAATAAAGACAAAAGCAACGGCAAGTATGTATTTGACGGGAGTCGGGAAAATACGATCAAAAATTTTCGTGCCTGGAAACAAATCCAATACCAGAACAAAAAAAATCAAAGAATTAAAAATCGTTGTGAAAGCAAAAAATAATGACAACGATCCTTTGTCTTTTATTCGATTATTCAAATTTGACGTAAAAAGAAAGAAAAGATTAGCAGAATTATCATCAATTGGTACATTTTCCGGTAGATCAAACGATAACTTAAAATATTTGAAATTTGTTAGCGAAAAATATGGCGAGAATTCTTACCTGTTAACAGTGAAAAACACCGAAGAAAATGCTGAATATGGATTAACCATCAATAATCCCCAAGCAAAAGATAAAAAAAATGTTGTTGTTTCAACATTTGGCATCGACTGATCTTGGGTACAAAACACAAAAAATACCCTGCTCCTATAGATACTTTCTTTTACATCTAAACGATCATTAATGGAAAAATCAACTTACAAGATTAAAAGCAAACTTTTAATTACATTTACAATACTTTGCTTTTTCACATACACTAAAACTGAAAGCCAATTCTATGTAAACACTGGTGTTAACCTATCAAGAATTAATACTAAAAATTGTGACCAAAAATTATATGATTTCGGTCTAGGATACAGCCAAGGAATTTATTACATCAACAAATTAAACAATTTCTTTGCTACACGTACAGGCATTGGATACATGAAAAGAATAGTAAAACCAGTATTTGACACAAAAACCTGCTCATCCATCTATGGTCAAGGCGATGGAATCTTAATTAACAATCAAGATATTATATATATTTCTAAAGAAATTAGAACTAAAATATGCAAACAGATAAACACATTTGCCGGAATCGATGCATGTGGCATCTTAAACAAGAGAGAAACCGAAAATGATGAAAAATTTATTGACGTGAATATGAAGTTTGGAGTTTCATTTGGGATACAATCATTCATATTTGATTTAGGATATAGTTTTAGCGCCAACAGATACGCTAAAGTTGAAAGAAACAGCTATAAACATCAAACCTTATTTCTTAATATTGGTTTCCTTCTTTTTTAATTATTTTCACCAAAATTATATATATGCCAAAATATTGTATTTTATTGCACCTTAAAACAATTAATAGATAACTTGTACAATGATTGTATTTTAAAAACTCATTTTGTTACACAAATTCATAAAAAATTGTATCTTAAACTTTAGTATAAACTCAATACTGTATCTTACCAGTGCCTGATATAAATAAATTTTAGTGGAGAATGTATTTTATCACTTTCATAATTCAAAACTGATCTATGTACATCGGGATCTTAAAATTGTATTTTGTTACTTTCATTAACTTACAGCACAAGGTTTATATTTTACTACTTTCACTCTTTCGAGTGATTCGAATGGGTTTGATTTGTACTTTATTGCTTTCACTACTTTTATCATCCAAAAACAACCAGACCCTAACAACCGCAAAAAAACGTCACTCTAAAATAAATAGAATTGTATTTACTTACTTTGCCAACTATCGCAAAATGCAAGCACAAATAAGATTGTATCTTATTATTTCCACAACGAAATAACAACTCAATTGTCCAATCAATATTTATTTCTTACATTGTCAAAAAAAAAGCTATGTGCCTGAAATTTGATCATAAAATCAATATACCACCCACAGTCATTAAGCAAATTATAGATGCCCTGAAAAATTCTTCATTCCTCTGGAGAACATCAGAAGGCATAGCCAAAGAAATAAAACAAAATCAAACAGTCGTCTTTAACTTCCTGTACCACTCCGACAACATCATTAAATCACGTGGCACAAACAAAAAAGGAGAACAACTGTTTGCCTACAGAGAAAAATACCTCAAAGAAATTCCTCTCAAAGTAAAACTGATCAATACCATCACCGGTGAATTTCATTAACCAATGGATGACACCACAACAATACTACTCGGTGCTGCCGGAGGATTAGTCTTCAACATGATGAACCTCTACAAAGAACTGAACATGCCAAAAGCAAACAGATCAGAAAAAAATTTCCTTTTCTGGCTGTTCTTCCTGTTCTGGCCAGCAGCCGGTGCCTTCCTTACCTGGTTATATCTCCTGGACGGATGTGTGCTCAAAGGATGGCCAGCATTTCTGACAGGCCTTACCGCTCCAACAACACTCCAAACATTAATCTCCAAAAGGAATAATGATGTCATTTCCGGATCAGTGGAGTGATTATCGGTTAAATAGCAAGGAATTTTGTAAAAATCAACTTTCCAGGTTTTACAGGCCCTCCAATAACATCCTTCCCGCGTGAGCATCCAATTTTGACATTTAACAATAATAAAATAGCTCGAAACCTATTTTTTGGGTACACCCCACCCCATCCTTCAACACTTAAGCATATAAACCGTGGAAACTTTTCCCCATCTTTCCCCACCTTTCCCCGGCACTTGCATTTCCTTATCACTTTTCCTATCTTTATCCAAAAATAAGAAGATATCTAAACAAAAATTGTATCTTTATTCTCAACAAACTTTAAGAAGAATAAACGTATATGCGTATTGTATTTCATTACTTTCACCCAAACTTAAAAACAGATAAACATATGTGTCCTGTATCTTACTTCTTTAACCTTACATGTAACAATAACCATTGAAAATACAAGATGTGTCGGAGAATTGTATTTTATCTCCCATAAAACCATTTACCAAATGACATGCAGTTTGTATCTTATTCTTCATTAACTAATTTGTCAAGTGTAATCTGTAATTTGTATGCTATTCTTTCACCAACTAATTATTTTAAAAAAATTAGAAAATTGTAACTTGATTGCTTTCAGCCACACCCACAATATCCCACACTAAAGGATTTTGTATCTCATTACTTTTTAAACTTACTGACCTAAACAATGATTGAAATTTGTACTTTACCAACCTTCATCCTATCCCAACCCATGCGTGCGGTGTCATACTATTTTTATTGTATCTTAATACTTTCTCCCATCAAAAAAAATAATCAAAATTAGGCACTGTATCTTACCCACTTTCCCTAAAACACACAGCTGTATTTCAATTTAATCATTGTGTCTTAATACTTCCCCTAAACCTAAAGTCAATTGCAGATCATATTGATTGTATCTTATCCGCTTTCCCATTCAATACGTCACTTTAAAATGAATAGATCTGTATTTTAACCACTCACAACACTAACACAATCAATGATAGAAAATTGTATCATATTACTTTAATAATCTCTAATATCCTCACTCTTACATGTTAAATACAAGCAAAATCCCGAAAAATCAACTTTCCAGATTTTTCGGGGGCTTGAGTAACATCCCTCCCACACCAGTATACTATTTTTATATTTAACATATGTAAATAGCTCAAAATCCATTTTTTGGGTACACCCCACCTCACACCTTAAATCTTCACTATATAACCCGTGAAAACAATCCTATCCCCCTCCAACATAAGTAAATAAATAGCAAACTTTTGACACAACACAGCAACAATATGCAAAAATCAACAAGAAAATGATCCACTTTCGCAAAAAAATGAAAACTCCCGCAACAAATAAAACTATACCCCAGACAACAATCGCAAAACTTGTACTTCCAATACATTTTACTACCTTTACACCTCATCGCATCTCTTGTAACAAATATCATGTATCTCTTACTTTCAACTCTAAAAACACATAGGCAGCAGTTCTAAGACTGTATCTCTTACTTTCAACACCAAACCCAACTAATAACTCATAGCGCAAGATTGTATTTTTTAACTTCCACTACCCCACACAACTCATTCTTGATATAATCAATATTGGATTGTATCTTTTACTTTCAACCTCAAATAAACAGTAGCAATCACAGGCACAAAGTTTGTATCCTATCTACTCTCACACCTATAACGAAATTGGAAAATACTAATAAATATTGTATTTCCTTACTTTCACCTTATCCATACTTTTTAGTATACGCCACTAATACTGTATCTTATCTACCTCTCCCCCCCCCCAATACAATCCTCAACCACCGGCACAGCAATCAAGTAGTTGATTGCGAAACTTGTCTATCTCAGCTCTTTTCGCTATATTCATAAGTCCGAGTGAGAAAATAAAGATCTGTATTTTATTACTCTTTCCAAAATCTGTACTTTTTCCAAATTTTGGAATTCATTCCCGCTCGTTAAACTAACTTTCGTAATTTTCTATCAATTAACACTTTAGATAAAGGCATATATTTAACAGTATAATAGAGTGTTAAAAATCTATATTGTGACCACAGGTACCTATCACACATTACCCGGACATATCTAGCTATCTGGATACGTCCCCCACCCCTTCGGACTACCTGAGTATGAGCACGTTACAATATTTATGAGGTGTGCAATAGTTGAGCATGTTAAAAACTTTTAACACTTGAAATTTGCACATTTGAACTATGCTATAATTCAATGCGTTACCGCTATGAAAGTAGATTAGTAATCTACCATACATTTGTACTTGCATAGCTCTATATCAGTGCCTTATAGTCTTTACCTTTATAACGGTTTCAAGTTAGTACCAATCTATTCTTATTTAGAATCATTCTAATAGGCTTATTTAACATACGTATATTAGCAATCAGGCATACGAACAGAGGCACAAAGCCAGTTTTTGGACGTATTTCCAATTTTTGGACTATTGTTAGTAAGTATGATATAGAGCCGATATAGAGCCAATATAGAGCCGACATATATACCAGTTCCACCAGTACCACTACAAGCAACGCAACCGCTACGCGGTTGCTATGGTAATACAGATATGAAGCACTATTATTACATCCTTAGTAATTCAGATACACAAGTCTTTTAATAGTGCTATCGTATTACAGATATTGAAGTCTTATATTACACCTTTGGTAATTCAGATACACAAGTCTTTTATTACACCCTTAGTAATTCAGATACACAAGTCTTTTAATCCTGCCTTAGTAATTCAGATATAGAAGTCTTTTAATAGTGCCTTTACTACTCCTATTCTATTAAAGATTTGATTGTCTTTTATTGTACTGTTATGGTTTTTTAATCGCTATCCTTTTTTTTATTGCAAGGTATTGGTTTTTTGTGGTTTAGCTTTGTGATTGCTTTTTTTAGTAGTAATGATTGGTTGCTTCATAGTTTTTTGTTTTGATATAACCAAACATTTGTAGTATCATTTGTAAATATTCAATTTGAGGGTGATTTTAGCCAGTGTTTTTTGTAGGCTGGTATATTCGTATTAGTGTTGTTGAGTTAGTTAATTTTTAACATTTGTTACATATTTTTAATAAAAGAATTATATACTAATGTTTGGAGTATTGAAATAGTTTTCTATTCGTGTGTAGGTAGAATATATATAAGGGTTGTTTTGAATTGGGCCGGAATGAGGCATTAAAAAGCCCGGGCCGATACAATGACAGTACCAGACCGGGCGAAGTGTATAAACGCGCTCTTTTGTTAGTATTTAGTACCTGTCTTTATGTGTTCGTTAAGCTTTGTTTCTAATAGATTGATTTGTTCTTGGAGTTCTGTTTGTTGTTGTTCCAGTTCTTTCAATCGCGTATCGTTTTTATTATCCAAGGGTTGAACGGTTTCCAGTTGTGCCCGTAGTTCTGTTATAGTCTTTTCCAGTTCTATACATTGCAGGACGTAGAACAAAGCCAGTTTTAACAAGTTTGGTAATTCCATAGTATTACTCATGTACTTACTAAGACTTGTTTTTTGAAGCTTAAACAGTTGAGCGAATTGTTTGTCTGTCTCTATATTCAAAGCTTTTTTTATTTGTTCTATTGATTCGCTTGTAATCTCTTTATTTTCAATGTATTGCATGTGTATTTTTTCGTTTTATTAATCGCTCTAAGGTAGTGATTTTTTGAGATATAGCAATATTACATTTGATGTTGCAATATTCCATCTTTTTTAAAAAAATTTTCTCATTGTCATTCAATCAGTTACAATACGTTGGTTAATTTTTTTCAACTTAATGTTTGCATATATCAATCAAGGGTTGTAATATTGCACCTGTCAACGGACAAGAAACACACATCAATAATCAACTGTTAAATAGAAATCACATGTTAATCATCTTATTAGTAATACTAACCGCATTTGCTTCATTCCTTTACTTAGGTTTAGGTAAAGAAGGCCGCGCCAATGTAGCACTAAGTATGAGCGTTGATATGATGGTATTTATTGAGGATGTAAAAGAAGTGACACGTTACCACATTTATACACGTGTGTTTAGAATGAAATTTTTTCCAACAACAACAAACACAGTTTTAGCAACTGCATAAACTTATCAATTATGGCATTATCAGACGTTTCAACTTTCTTGTATAATCTACTCATTAGTATATGGATTGCATTCTTTTTGTACTGTGCTGTTATTGCTTTATACAATGGTGTTATTGCACTACACAAAGAAGTGGAATTGTACAAGGCTTTTAAAGCAAGCCAAAAGAAGGAAAAGAAGTAATAATTTTTAGCAACTATTTAATCTTATCAATTATGGCTATTTGGGTAGTATCAGAAATGAAAGCAAGCAAAGTATTATATGTGTCAAACCTTCATAATGACGGTGCAAGGGTTGCCAATTCTTTCAACTCATATGATGAAGTTCAAGCGTTTTTGAATGGTACTGAATATCATGAGTATTTTGCTTGTTTGCTTACTGATTGCGGTATGAGTTTAGAGGCTTTTAATAAGAAGTATGATTTTTCACTTGGTCGCCCTGAGTTTACGGTTACACCCGTAAAGAGGTCACGCGGTATTCGTCGCGCTATTCCTGCTATCAGAACTAAAACGGTTGCTTCGTCAAATATTGATAAAGCACCTGTTAAAGCACCAGTTAAAGCACCTGTTAAGGCAGTGACGAAGCAAGTTGCTAGTAAGTCTGATAGTAAGCCAGTTAAGCCAGTTGTTAAGGATGAAGCGAAGCCAGTTGTTAAGAGTGAGCCAAAGAAGGCCAAAAAGCCGCGCAAAGTATCTGCTAAACGTGCAGACAAGCCAGTTAAGCCAGTTGTTAAGAAGTCGCGCAAATCGGCTGCAAAGCGCGTGAATAAGCCAGTTTCAAAAGTTTCCTATATGCCTGTTTTAGTCGGTACGGTTTCAAGCCTTGCCAAAGTTATATCTAATGTACCCGTAAAAGTTGCAAATATGTTGCCAGTTTCAAAAAAATCTAGTATGCCAGTTGTTAAGCCAGTTTCAAAGCCTGTTATTATTGACAAGCCAGTTTCAAAGCGTTCTAAGGTTGTTTATGTGTCGGACGTTGAGCCAATGCAGGAAACTAAGCCAGTTTCAAAGCGTGTGAGTACTCAATCATATGACTACGCGGCCAATACTGGCAACGGTTCAAAAACTGCATTGCTTATCACTCTAATGATTGTTGCTTGTTTGGTTGCCTTGTTAGGTTTTAACTATGTAGCGCCAAAGGTTGTTTATGTTCCTGCCAATACTCAGGATGTTGAAAATACAATATCCAATGATGAAGCGAAGCCAGTTGTTAAACCGTCACGCGTTCGCAAACCGTCAAAGCGTTCGAATAGTGCAGTGCAAGCTCAGAGCGAAGCGAACGCGGCAAAGGTTCAGAGTGTAGCATATGACACATATAAGCAAGTTCGTAAAGTGCTCAAAGGTGACAAGAAAGTGAGCAAGGCCAATACTGCATTTATGCGTTCTGAGATTGCAAGTAAGGTAAGCAAGAACTATAAATCTATCCAGTCTAATAAGAAGGCCGACCGACTACAAAAGAAGGCCGCGCGATTACAAAAGAAGGGCGAAAGAAAGCTTTCTAAAGGCATGAAAAAGTACGCGAAAGCAAACCGATAGTTAATATTAATCTCAAATAGATATGATGAAAAAGTACACCCGTTTTTATGTTGGTTTAGTAGTGGTTTTTAATGCAGTTGTCTTAGCAACGTTCCACTACTTAGAATTTATCTAGTCTCTTATTTTTTCTTGAATTATCAAAGGTTGTGCAGTCCTGACCGACTGGCAACCGCTACGGGCAAAACGCCCAAAACGTTCTTTGATTTATTGGTTTATCTGTATCGCGTTGGTCTATGGTGATTGCTTTAACTTGTGAGCATATTACATGTACTATCCTTCCATTAATACACTGCATTTATTTTCCTACCTATTACACACTGCATTTATTTTCCTACCTATTACATACTGCATTGAATATATATAGTACCTGCAAAGCTCATTTAGTAAGGATGCCCACATATGAACATCAAAAGATATTGATTATTAGCTTATTAGTGCGGTTAATGCCTAGCCAATATGTAATAAGTTTTTAGTTAATTGATTGATACTAAACTATGTGTAAGTATTTTAGACAGCCAAGAATAAGACAGCACTATAAAACTATAATGACGGGCGAAACAACAAATAGTTGTGCACGGCTTATATGAATAGTGATTAAGTTAAAACAATGCGCTCAATACAGATAAAAGGTGTTTAAGTCTTTACACCTGTTATTCATCCTTAGTCTAGTTTTCTGATAATAGAAATTTGTGTTCTGTGAATAGCCCAATAGCATACACATGTAAATGTGTATAGATTCACTTTGTAATCATTTTACAAAGTATCGCTTTCAAGTTCTTTGTCGTACTGGATACTAATTACTACACATGTCCATTGTTTACAATCTGGCATGTTTTAGCGCACGTTTCGCAGCTCTATTTGTACGGGTTAACCTTTGGTACGGTACTACCAAACAAGAAACAAAAACGCGCAGTAATTAATTAAAAGAACTTGATAAGCAGGTTTAACTATTAGCGTAATGAACTAATATTAACACCTGTATAACTCCCTTAATTGGGCGCTCTATTTCACGCGGTTTTAAAAGTAACCGCACTACTATTTTTTTACTCACTTATATAGAGTTATCAGTCTAATTTTAGTTTGTGTTTAGCTTGTTTTTACACCTTTTTAGATAAGGTTAAGTAATTACACCAGTTAAGCCGATATAACTAAAATTAGCCGCTCTGTGTAGGTTTTTTATGTATCCCTTTGGTTAGGGGTACATAAGCAAGGCAAAAAGCCAGTTAATTAAATCAAAATAAATATAAATCATTTAAAATTAAAACGTTATGGCTACTACAGCTCAAATTATTATCATTCAGGAACAAAAGAAAACTACATTAACTTTATTCTCTCAAACTTGGAGTATTAGAGGTAATGTAAAAATTGACCTTGACAAACTTTGTGAAAATACTACAAAACGCGTTTTTCGTTTGGTAGGCGCTGAAAATAACGGTTTAGGCATGGGTATACAACTAACCAAACCTTTTAGGCTTATGGTTAAAATAAATAACAAGCTTGAATTTGATACTGCAAGCGTTTGTACGTCTACGGCCTTAGCGGGATTGATTAAAATTAAAATCAATCAATTCCGTAAAGATATTGAAGGAAACACGAACACTGAATTTAAACGGTTTGAGGGCGTTTTAAAGTTCATCATTAATGAAGGTCAGATTGCAAGTAAGCAAATGAGAAAATGCTTTGTAACCGTGCCGGAAAAGAAACCAACGGACGCGGCCAAATCTGAGCCAAAAAATAACGATGCCAGTAACGATACGACACAAACAAACGCGGCCAATACTGCCAGTACTGATACGGACAAAACAGAAAAGCCAGACGCGGCCAATACTGAGACAGACAGCGCCGAAAAATAGCCAGTGCAGGTTTAAAAGTATCCTGTTAAAATACTTTGAAGGCGTTCGGCGTTGGTTCGCCGTTCGTCTCCTATGCTCAAAAGTAGCAACCAATTAAAAATTCATCTTATGAAACAAGTTAATATCAATAGTATCAGTTTTAAGAATGGCAATATCTATTTACATGATCAAATGTTGTGTAACCCTCAAAACTTTGAAAGTGTGGACGAATTAATAAATGAAGTTGCAAACCTTTATATTGTTAGTGAATCTGGTTTTGGTAATCATGCGCGTTTGTCGCTTGTATGGGCTTTTGATGAAGGCGAAGCCGTAGAAAATGCGCTTTGTACTGAGCTTGAAAATGTGTGCAGTATAGAACAAATTGAGCTTGTAAAATAAATACTCTTTACTTACAGATTGTTACATGTGCCCCGTGCAAGTATTGACAGCCTGTAAGCTATTCTAATATATTACTATCAATCTGTTAAAATAACACTCCAATGAATAAAAACGAACAAAAATTTGCGGATGCCTACAAGCAATTTTGTAAGGCTATCAATAAACAATCTGAATGCAGGGAAAATAAAGATATAATTTCCTGCTTTGGTTGTTCAAAACGTCATGGGTGCGAATTGTACATTGATTCAAACGAATTAAAGGCACGACAAAAGCGTTTAAGTGTAAATCTTGACTCAAAAACTTACATGCGTATCGTTGAACGCGTTAAAAGTGAAACCAACTAAAAATAAACCGCATGGATTATAAAGAATTAAAAGCAGGTGACGAAGTAGAAATTATGTGTAGTGGTGAGCGCGTAACCGCAAAAATAACAGAGCTTACAAATGACGGGTTTCAAACAGAACATGAACCCGTGCAATGGGGTAATGATTTTTTCACAAAAACCTTTGCCCGTGCGCGTATTGATCACCCGCGTTACTTTGATTTTAACACAGATGATAAATTAATACCTCACTGTTTTTATAATGGTGAGCCGATAACCGGACGTTACACACCAAAATTAAAGGGCGATGAATCATAAAATTGAGTTCTTTGGAGTGCCATATATAGCCGAACAAAATAAAAACGTGTTCACTATTCACGGCGTTTTTCCAATTACTGAAAACCAACGATTAGACTTTTCAAAAATAAGCAGGCACGGCTCTGTTAGTGGGGAATTTGAAAGCATTTGTTTTGTGGAATTTCATCAAAATAAGAGTGTAGAATTTACCCTTTATGAAGGTTTTACCAAAGCTTATGACGGTAACTTATTGGATGCCTTCATAGATGTACTAAGAGACTTCCAAACGCACTTTGAAAGTGTTGGATTAGATTGTTTAAACCAAAATTACGAATAAAAATAAAAGCTCATGCCTAAATTAATTAATACGGCTAATATCATAGCCCAAATTACACCAGTCGTAAAAAATACCATTGTGTATGATGAATTAAAGTTTAATCATTCACAGAAAAATCTCAACTTAAAAAGTGATTTGTCTAAATCGCTTTATCTGTTCTTTATTGCCCCCAATGCCAAACTAAAAATAACAAACGTAGTTATTTACGATGTTGTTAGAAAAACCGTAACCTTTCGGATGCATACTATTGATGTGCCAATGCTCACAACTGAGCAAATTAAAGCGTTGGACGGGTGCAAGGTTACGCCGGAACAGTACAAAATTATCCGGCATAATATGGACGTTGTAAGGGTTTCACCTCAACACAAACTATCTGACAAAGGCAATGAGCACATTATTTACTTTGAAGATCGTTCACATATCACCATATACATTTAAAATAAATATGCCTGGCATCTTTGGCCGGATGTCAGGATACTAAGCCCAAAAGCGGCACAAAATAACAGTACGTAGACGTTATTATGTATGCGTGCTGTTACAGACAAACGTTATAAAATAAAACTCTTAAATTATACCATTATGGCAGGAATTAAAATGCAAACCGTCACAGCTCAAACAACTGAGTATTTAATCAATTTCCAAGGTCAAAACTACACTGTTTTGGTGAAAGGTGGCGATAGTAAGCCAGACGTAAAAATAAGCCCTAAAACAGTCACATTTAAACGTTGGCAACATATAAAGAATGCCGTTTTGAATCATCATTATTCATACTTCGCAAATTAAAATACCATGGGTGAAACTAAAGTAAAAGTCAAAGACTTACCGACCAAAAGAGAAATAACAGCTCATTTTAACTATTATTTGGGCGAACGCGGTAAAGTGACTCAGATTATTGAGCGTTGCAAAAATAGTATTGTAGTTGAGTTTAAAATTGCTGAAAAGCAACGTTTCATCAGTCTGTCAAATGGTGTTCCGGTTTATGCTCAGGTATCATTTATTGACTTCAAAGAACAAACGTATTGCATAAAGATTGAAAAGGAAAACTTTGCAATGTACTTGCGCTATTTCAATGCAAATAAAAGTGAGTTCCTAAAATAAATACTATATGGCAGAAAATAACGAATACAAGCAACACAATGTAATATTTGATGAATGCTTGCACTATGTTGTTCCACTCAATGAAATGGAAGACAAAAAAGCAGAATTAAAAGAGGATTTTACATTCATTGAAGGCTTCGACGATATGGACGAAGCTTTTGATCATGCGGATAAATTAAACGAAGACGTTTAACTAAAAGGGTGTTCGCTATTGGTTTAGCTTCATCCACTATGGGCAATAGTCCCAACAAATTACAAACATAAAATAACAATAGCATGAAAGTAAGATTTGAAAAGACACGAGTTTATAACTCAGAGTTGCATAATTTGATTAGTAAAGTTATCAATGAGTTAAAACACCCGTTAGAACTCTGTAATAATATGGATAGTTGCCGACAATTTTTAGAGCTGACATTTAAAGGCAATGATATTGTTTGCGGTTTTGGTGGACATCATTTTTGGGTGAAAAGTAAAAACAACTTAGATGTTAATTTGCTAACCATCTATTTTACACATGAAACACCTGAAAAAATGTATTGTATTGATACCGGTTCAGGCTTCAATTTAATACAAGGTAAATTAAAACTTGTGGACTTTGACCGTTTTGTTCTCATTGATAAAGATGAGATGGAAAGCGATATTTATGTCGATGATATTAAAACACACGCCACCTTTAACGATTACAAGCATCAAAATATTACCCTTACAGAAAATAGCGAGACTGTTAGCATTATGAATAACAAAGGCCAACGGGTTACAGTTTGCTTTATTGATGAAGCTAATTGTGTAGATATAGTATATCATGACGCCAAAATGAAAAACGAATGTAACAACCCTGAATTTAAGCTGTTCGGACACGACCAAGGCACAACCCCATTTATGGGTAAAATAACATTAGCAAGCATCCAATTAGACGAATAAATACTAATCACTTAAAATTATATTGCTATGTCAGTAATGATGTTACCAGTTGAATTATACGAAGACGTAATGTATAAAATGCGTCAGTATGAAGAGGCCACAATGGAAAATATAAACTATTGTAAGTCTGCAAAAATGAAAGAAGCCGAACGGTTAACCTTTGTGCAAAGATTGTGCATCCTCAATGAGCTTAGCGAAGCAGCTTCTTTCTGTGATAACGATCACAAAGTAACCCTCATTTATCAACAGATTGATAAAACATATAGGGGAATTAATACCTATCAGATGTTGCAACATTTGATTTGTATCGAGTACCAAATTGAACGTAAAACGATCGAGAAAAGCAAGCACTATGTATGGCCTGAATGGGCTGACGAAACATTGGAGTTATTAAAAAAGATTACCGACGAAATTAAAATGCGAATTATTGAGTCCTTGCCACAATTTGAAGCAACATTGTGGGGACATACTCAGTAATATTATGGGTGTTGGTTAATGGCTTAACCTTCATCCGCTACGGCCAAAAGCGCCACCTCAACAAATTAAAACAACTTATAAAATTATACTCTTATGAAAATACCTTTTATCCTTAAAAGACTGCCAGAAATTGAAAGCTATTTCAAAAGCTTATCCCGTTCGTATCACTATCAAAGTTACATTGCTTTCAACGTTAAAATGCACGATGCATTGTTTATTGATCGTAGGGACTTACCCGATATATTAAAGGACAACTGTACGCCTGAAATTAAAGACTTTCTTTGTGCAAATGTCACTGATGAAGAAATTAGAAAGCAGTGGGATTACTGGATAGACGACCAACGCGAATACTTCAAAGAATGGGTTGACGGTTGCGCGTTCAGTTCTCCTAAATATTGGGATGCAGAAATTAAACGACTCAAAGAAACGGGCGAAACCAGTTATTATCAATTGGGCGCTGATCGGGTTAAAGCAGACGTACCCACACTGGAAAAATACAGAGCTGAAAGTAAAAGAGCTTTGAATTATCTTAATCACTTTGATAGTTCGGATGTTTATTTCCTTGGTAGTTCCGGCGGTTGGTTGTGCTTAGAAAAGTTCTGCAAGGTTGAAGAAATGATTTGGAAATGCTACAACTGTTGTGAAGAACTGGAAGACGCCGAAGCATATGACGAGTTCATTGACATTTACAAGTATTACAAAGCTGTGCAGTTTATTGAAACACATGTAAAAGAAGTTGTGGAAGGTAGCGAAGCGGATTTTAAATATATCCTTGGTTCAAAATTCTGTCAGGATGAATTTTTGGAAGAACTTGGATTTGTGAGTGAGGATGAAAGAATAGAGAAACGACTGCAAGCAATTGCAGTGTAAAATAAAAGCTCATGCCTAAAATTAAAACAGTCAAACAAATTAAACAGGGTGAATACATCCAGTTGCTTCGAAAGGATGGAACACCATATAAAAAGGTCTGGGAGCGCGGTGAGTTCAACCAAAGTATCAAAAAATACGCACTCACCGACTACGAAGACTTTTGCAATTACAAACATGTCAAAGGTGATTCGAAATGTATCATCGCTGATATTTAAACCAAGGGTGTGTAAGTTTTAATCAATACTTGCACTCTCACAGGGCAAAAATGCCAATTAATTGCACTCCCACAGTGCATTTTCCATAAAATAAAAAACAATCTTATGAACCTCTTTATTTTAGATACCAATCCTAAAAAGTGTGCAGTACTGCACAATGATACACACACAAGTAAAATGCTTTTAGAAGCTTGTCAGATACTTTGCACCGCGCACCATGTACACAACCCTGAAAAATATAATGTGCCCTATAAAATTGCACACTTAAACCATCCTTGTACTATTTGGGTGCGTGAGACACGCGGAAATTATGTGTGGGCTTTACAACTGGCAGCAGCTTTGTGCGAACAGTATCATTTTAGGACGGGCAAACGTCATAAGTGTTTTGATGTTGTACTATGGTTAGATGAAAATAAAGACCTCATCAAATGGGCATCAAATGAGCAAACACCCTTTGTTCTTGCAATGCCTGACGAATACCGTACTGCATGTCCGGTTCAATCATATAGAAACTACCATCGTAGTACTAAGCGCGGATTCTGGCGTAAAAATAAAAAGACTGGTTTCTCTGTGTGGTATTCTTACAAATGGACTAAGGTTAATGTACCTTCTTTCATGTCAGACTTAGATTTTCAAATTGGACAAACATATAAACAAGCAATATAAATTATACTCCTATGATTACAAAAGACGATTTATCAGGCCGCGATTGTGGAAATATTAAAGACTTATTTCAACGTTTCATCGTTGACGCGAAAGTTAACGGACAAGAAGGTCAAGTTAAAAAGTATATCAAAAAGCTTTCCAAGGCTCAAAAATATGAGTTCTACGTGTGGTTAGATAGTATGTGCACATATGAATGCAGGCACGAATTAAAAGATATGATTGTACAATGCTTGTGTGATCCTGAATTTTAAAACTATGGAATATATTGTAACTCTACCCGCAAAGCCTGACGAAAAGATAAGGTTTATTGATATTACTAATATTAATAAGCCTTTGCCCAATGGGTTAAACTTCGATGAAGTATTAAAGAATACACTCGAAGAAAACCCAAACTTTGATAAAGATAAAATCAAATGTATCTGCACCGGTTCAGGTGAAATTAAGCCTTATTTCAGTGACTTTGATGCAGACGTAGAATGTTGGTCTTTTATCGTAAGCACATACGAAAATCAGCACAATACTAACGTGAAATTTGATACAGGTCAAACCGTTTATAACTTAAAATAATGAGAATAGCAGACATGCAAGCAGAATTAAAAGGACAGTCGTTTGAATCTAAAAGTTTAAACGGCTTCTTTTCTTCATGGGGTGGATTGTTCTTTATAGACAATGAACAAATTAACCCAACGGAAGAACAAATAAGAGCTTTACACAGTGACTTTATGTGTTCCGGTATTGCTCTGTTAGCCGAACACAATTCAAACTATTTTTACGATTTATAAAACTATTCCCATGAATAAAAATGAAATGATTACAGCAGCCCTATTAGAATTTGACAATCCAAACTTTAACTTTTACAAATATATTCCTGAATGGCAAGACATTGAAGCCGTTCGAGTAAATTACCTGCAAATGGACCATCCAATCTTAAAACAACAACCGCAAAAATGCAAAGACGTTCGGGTAATGGGTGATAATATTCGTCCATGGAATCAGCAACAAGTTAAAAAGTACTTGGATAAATACTTTGCTGACCTGAAAAATAAAGGTGTTAATCCTTATTGCTCTAATATTCGCCCTCTTTCCACTTGGTTACACCGTCAGTTCAATGACTATTATTCTAATTGGGAATACACCGACGAATATATAAAAGATATGTTTGGTAATCCTTTACCCGTGGGCGTTTGCGATGGTAAAAAATACGTCCTTGTCAATGTGGAACGTACAAACATTTGGTTTTACATGAAACACAAGGTTAGAGGCTGTAACGATGGATTATATGGTAAAAATAAACCCGCTAAAATTGTAGGCGATAGTTTTTACAACAAAGATGATGAATTGATCTTTTGGTATGACGAAGAACAAAGGCAACGATTGCAGCAAATGTATGATGATGAATACGCCGAAAAATACGCCTGGGAACAATGGGAAGCTGTCAAAGATCAGTTAAACGAAGTATCGTTTATTCCTATCCCCTATCTGGTAGCAATGCACATGCTCGAAGCTGTTCCACCTAAAAGAATGGAATATAGTGGCCGTTGGTTAGTTGGCGAAGCTTATTCCACGAGCATTAACGGCAATGGTTATACTTATCTTGAATGCAGACAGGTTCCAAACGATAAATGGGAGGCTAAATTAACGACTGTTCATGAATATGAATACGGAACTAAGCCAGTAATCATTAAAGACCGTGAAACAGCCGTTAATGTGTTGCGGAACGAATGGGAATGCATGAGGTACTATGAAACATTCAGAGCTTTGTTTCTGGATGATGAAAATAAACTGGTTAAGATATACGAAGTAACACAGCGAAGGGAAACAAAAGTAACCAGTAGTACGCCTGAAATTATCCGCATGGCTATCGAAAACGGTGCAACAAAAATCATAACAGCACACAATCATCCTAGCGGAAAATTATTACCTTCGGATACTGATAATGAAACCCATCGTAAAAGGATGGCACAATTTGAAGCCTTTAAATTAAAGATGGTGGATAACTTAATCCTGCATGATGAAGGTTACTACAGCCAGTGTGAATGTGCTGCAAATAAAAATGCTGACTATTAATCCGTAACGGTTTACGCCCCTGTTCGATTCAGGGGACGGAACAATTATTAATCACATAAAATAACAATCATGAGTAAAAAACACTGGCTTGAAAATTTAGAATCGTATGGTCGTCCACTTGAAATGAAAGCAGAAGAAATTAAAAGTCTTTACGCTAAAATAGCGGACAAATTAAAAGAAGTGCAATATTATGAGGCACAAATAAGAGAATGTGAAGCAGACGCCGAACGCCTTGCCTCAGAGCACTGGTCTAAAGACGAAATTTCAACAGCCAAAGTTAAGAGCGATGATTTACATCCTAATCGCATGAACAGAGATGATTTTATGGCCTACTTCCGTTCTGATGATTATTGTGAGCAACTAAATTCTGATGATTGCATAGAGGTATTTAGAACAGCAATGAAAGGTGGCTCTGATTTTACCGTTCAATTATTGCAAGAAATTCTTTCGGATTATGAAGCAAGCCATATCGCGGTTTATTACAATGAAATTGTATTCATGGACAGCTATCATGTTGTTCGTGATGCTGAAACCCAAAGCGTTAATATTTTTTCAACTAAGTTGCCCGAAAATTTAGCTAAAGACTTAGGCAGAACGCACATGAATGAAAAAGTAATTTATAACGTTGTTGGCTTTTACAATAAATATTCTTTCGAAGAATTGGACACATATCTTTTGAATGAGGTAAAAATTAGCCAGGAAGAGCGGGAAATTATTGTGGAAGCTCTATCCTTATATGAGCAAGAATAAAAGAATAATCCGTAACGGTTTAGCCCGGGTTCGATTCCCGGGACGGAACAAATAACTAAAAATAAAAGCTATGCCACTAAAAAATGAATTTAATGTTTATAGTAGTAACGGACATTTAATTGTTAATGCTGAAACCGGAATCGTAAATAAATCCAAGTCAGAATATGACAATGAATGGTTAGTTGATATTATCATGTTTGACCTTGACGAATACAAAGAATATTGGGGTGACACAATCGAAGAAAACGATCACATTGATATTTTAGATTTGGCTTGTTGGGATGGATACAGCTATGAAGAGGCTGACGACTATCACCGTAGCATGATAAATTTAGACATGACAGCAATACCAGTGAATGAAGAAACATACAACACTCTCAATAAATAACGCTTATGGAATGTCCTAAATGTAAAAAAGGTAAAATGGCACTGGTAGACTATCAACCAGTGTTTATAATTGAAAACGCAGAACATGCAAAGAAGCATGAAAATATGCTCTTAGATAATGTCTTTGCATGCGAAGTTCATTGCTTTAGCTGTGGTTTTACTAAAAACATTGAAGCAGATATTACTTACCCCGAAAAAATAACAACATGAATTTAAAACAAACAATAAGCGACTTCTTAAAACCACATGTGCAAAAATACTTAGATGCTGACAGACAATACAAGTTAGTAAGATGTCAGATTATCAGAGCCGAAGCCGATCTTGAATGCCTTGAAATCATGCGTGAGTCTGATAAAATCGAAAGTAAAAAGAAGGTTATAAAACGCCTTGAACGAAAAAGAATAAGGATAGATGATTCAAATGGATGGGTAGCAAACATACTTCACCCATTGGCCGAAGCTATCCAAGAACATTACAAAGGCTATTCCTATACTATTATGGGGCCTTTTGGTTTGGAATGTGAAACATCTATTTGGGTATGGCCTACTAAAGAAGATCAAGAGCAAAACAATTTAGATTCCTTGTATTCATTAACATGTCACCCGTGCATCCTTCGCACTAGTACAGACGATGGCCGTAAATTAAAAGGCTTCAAGCTGTTCATCAAAAATTACGATAAAGAAACAAAACACAAGTGGCCTAACAAAGACGCCTCTGATTTGACACTTGAAAAGATAATGGAACTAGCTAAGAAAAAATAACAACATGAATTTAAAACACTTTGAATCCCTGCTTGAACTACTCGAATTAAAAGATCGGTTTGGCTATGTTATTATGCAGGATGGAAAGAAAGTAATTAAAACTTTCAGCGGTAAAATTATCCCTCACCTGTACAGGGATGGTGAATATCTGGTTGCAAGTGATTCCGTCCGCTCACTTCTCTATCATACTTGCGATGGCAGATGTGAAGTTGGAAAACCTGATACCGAGTGCAGAGTTTTCAAAAAGGGTGAATGTGGGATGGTTAATGCAGCACCTTCAGATGGTGGACAAAGATTTACTATTTCAGTGGATGATATTAGTAAATTGATTGAGCGTAACAGTATCAGCCCTGTTAGGCAACGTGTAAAACTAATTGTTATAGATGAAAAACATCTGGCACATGTTTTACCTGATGGCAAACAAGCACAATGTTTCGATAATAACTGGACTGTTATGACGATTAAAAATAAAAATACACGACTTGCCAGTGCTGCCGATTTTGAACGCTTTAAAATATCTTTTAAAGGTTTTGACAATCCGGACGAATACGAATTTGATCCTACGTCAAATTAAATAACAATCATATGCGAACAATAGAAACTTTAGCCCGTCAATATCCTGACAAGACGGGCAAGGAACTGTTAGAAATACAGCAGCAGGATAAAATTGAAGATCAAAAAGAATTTGAAGAACTCCATCAGAAGAAAATTAACTTCGTCAACGACATTAAAAAGAATGGTGGTTACTTCAAAGGTACATTTGGTTTAGATCAACGATTCATGTATCACATTACCGATATTCGTTTGGATGAAAAAGGTAAAGTGTATGTGGATGTAGAAAATATTACCATCTTTCTAGGTCATAATAGAGGCGTCGTAAAAGAGAATGATTTTTCTTTTGAAAAAAGAACAGATCGTTATAAAGACGCCAGTACATACGGGTTTGGTCATTACGAACGCATCGACGAAAAGGAATGGAACGAACTTATCGAATACATTCGTGGTGTTGATAAGTTCTGGTCTAAAAAATAAAGGTTTGGGGTTATTGGTTTAACCCTTTTCCACTCTGGCAAAATGCCACCTCATCAATTTTAATAACTCATAAAATTTAAGATTATGATTTCACCTAAATTAAAAATTATTCAACTTTCTGGCTCTGATGGTGATCACGTCGGACTTTACATGACTGAAAGAGACGATGTAGAAAACTTTCAAAGTGATTTTGATGCAGCTTTAGCAACAAGCGAAGACAACGATCAGGATGTTGCAGATGAATGGTTAGCTGAACACAAACAAATCTTTCGCGTAATGGCCGAAGAAGTGACAACTGATGTATTATAAACAATAAAGGTTCCAGGCTCTTGGTTGAGCCTCTTACCACTCTGGCAAAATGCCACCTCATCAATTTAATAACTCACAAAATTTAAGTCCTATGGATACTTTAGTAAAAGTAAATGCCCTTGTTATGTCTTTTAACAACTACCTGACCACTGAAAAAGAAAAGCAGCAGGTTAGTGCAAATTTATCTGTCCTTGACAAAGACTTTAAAGAAAAGAAAGCACAAATCGAGCAAACAGAAATTGAATTGCTTAAATTGCAAGAAGAAACAGCCGATCAGGTTGGTATCACAATGAATAAGTACATGGAATTGTACAGAGCTTATTGCGAAGTAAGACAGCCCGACGAAGCAAAACAAGTATCCATGTTTGAAGCTGGCCGCGAATTAAAAAGAGGTAAGTATGTGATTGTTTACGCCGTCGAAAATGAAAGTTACATAGACGTTATCGTCGCCCGTAACGAAGAACAGTACAAAGATTTCTTTCTGATGTACTTCGAAAACTTCTGTGATTTTAAATGTTACACCTTTTCAAAATAAAACCATGGCAAGAAAACAAGTTTATTCCATCACCCGCACACAGTTCTTTAAGAACTTAGTTAAACATCCTACATGGCAAGTTAAGCACATAGACTACGATTTTCAAGGCGTTGCTTATGTCTATGGGTGTGAAGCTACCAAGGGTGATCAAACGATAACAGTACAGCCTCATTTTAATGATGGTGGTGAACGTTTGTTTACTGTCACGTACAGAGCTAAACCTTCTGACGTTGCCACTATTCACAAGCATGTCAATATAAGGTTTGTAAAGACCTTTGTTAACTCAATTGTTTACGGAAAATAAAAACATCCATATGAAAAAAGCAAAGAATCCGGCCTACGTTCGTAACAGTAGGCCATTATCCCACAAATCATTTAATAAGTACGCCGACTTCCTGAAAGATCAGGGTTTCCGCTTTTGTGGTAGTGGTACTGGTGCAACAGTTAAGTATGTTACCTTTGATACGCCAAAGCGTAAAGATATGTACTCCCGCACCTTTACCAAAGATAAACTACAAGTGACAATCAATAATAATAACGTTGCTGAATGTCACAATGCAGGTTTACAAACTTCTTATGGTCGTATCCACTACAAAGAATGTTCTTTGCCTGACCTCATCACAAATTTTGATAATATTTTCACCTCATCGAAAGATAAAATCCTTTGGGATATTGTACAGAGGATTAAAGAGCTTCACGGGGATACGGTCGGTAAAATAAGCATTCATCAACATGACGAATACGGCCATGACTATTGCAAAGTGTACCACAAAGACGGGTATTGCTTTCAATTGGAAAGATGGCCTGCCGAAGATGAAGACGACGTTGATGATATCGAGGATGATTTTATCTACCAGTTTGATGAACCATGGGACGACTTCAAAACAGCGGGTGAGGATAAAGCAAAAGAGTTATTAATTAAATACACCAACCCACACACCAAAAAATAACTATCATGAATATAAACATAGATAAATCAGAAATTGATTATCTGCAACGTGAATTGAATTGTTTAATTTACGTCAACGATCCAACCTACGATCCAGGCAAATTAGAGATCGTTAAGTTTATTGGCCGGACTAAAGAGTTCTTTGGTAATCCGGTTCGTAAGTCTTGGCCTATTCCCAAAAATAAAGAAGTCAATCGAGCCTATGTAATTGGTAAATTTGAATCATTCGAATACAATTACGAATACAAAAACCTTCGTCCTGTCTTTGAGCAATTAAAGATTAAAGGCGCAATATATTACACGAGCTTTGGTTTCTCCTACGATTGTTTCTTTAAGAACAGGCCAACGATGGACAAGGAAATTAAAGTCCTGCAAAATAAACTGGATGAATTAGGCATTAAGTACTCTAATGAGTACAGCGATGCCCGATGGGTTTACCGTTTCAGGTTTAGCCAGTCGAAAGAAAACATTGAGAGAATTAAAAAGGTTACTGATGGCAAAAGGAATTAAAGTGCTCTACACTCCCCAGGAATTTCAAGAAAAGGGTTTCGATGGGGAGACAGCCCAACTGATGCGAAAAGATACAAATACAGCTATCGTAGGTCAGAAATTAGGCGTCGATCGGCATGTCGTAAGATTTAAAACCTTGCATAACCTATCAGCCTACAAAAATCCATTCAAACGATTTTGAAAAGTAATTAAAGTACAAATTTCAATAGGATGACGCTATATTACTCAAAATTTGTGACATACAAAAAAGTAAGCAAAATACAATCCTATATTCTCGCTACCTTCAAGGTCAAAAGGTGTGTGTCATTTAAAAAAGTAAGCAAAATACAATCCGCTTCATGGAATATCCGAGAAAATTATTGGTGTGTTATCTCAAAAAGTAAGCAAAGTACAATTAAGGGTTGTGTATACTTATTTCGTTAAACGGTATATGTCATCTTAAAAAGCAAGCAAATACAATTACGTACATCATCTTCACCAGTTTGTGTTGGTATGTGTTATTTAAAAAGTAATCAAAGTACAATATTTTCATGACACTATGGCATAGATCGTTAAGTATGTTATAATCAAAATACAATCATAAATTTAAACTATTATAATGGACTAAATATTTCATCAAAGAAAGTAATTAAAATACAATTTTTGCTAGACGATTAAAACCAATATATTTAGATGTGTTATTTAAAAAAGTAAGCAAAATACAATTTTCATCAAGAATGACATCTGGCTTTAGAGGGTGTGTGTTATCTCCAAAAGTAAGAAAAATACAATCGATTTGCAATGTTCGTGAGTTCTCGACGTGGTGTGTTACCTCAAAAAGTAAGCAAAATACAATAAGATTTTACATGTCCAATTGTTCGGTTTAGGTGTGTGTCATCTAAAAAAGTAAGCAAAATACAATCTCTCACTATATGTAAGAGTGATCTTTTGAGGTGTGTGTCATCTAAAAAAGTAAGCAAAATACAATTTATCGATCCGGATAATGTATTGACTTACGGGTGTGTGTCATCTAAAAAAGTAAGCAAAATACAATAATTTTTTCGAAAGGAAGCAAGTGCGTTATGGTGTGTGTCATCTAAAAAAGTAAGCAAAATACAATAATATAAAGAGGTGAAAAAATTAACCAAAAGGTGTGTGTCATCTAAAAAAGTAAGCAAAATACAATAAACTTTTTACCAATGCAAATCGATATCAAGGTGTGTGTCATCTAAAAAAGTAAGCAAAATACAATAGAGATGCATGAAACCTGCATCAACAATGAGTTTCATGTGTTTTAAATGATAAAAAAACAGATGTCAAAGAACATTTTATGCAAAAATAAACTAATTTCTTAAATTCAAAATAAAAAAGCAACATCATGAAAAAGTTATTTACTATCATCGCCCGTTTTATTATCATGAACAAGCTTAGCGATTGGGATTGCCGTGAACTATTCACGGAAAGATTAGAGAAAGACGGCAAAATTGCTGTTTATTGGTCTACTGTAGATATTATCGAGCGTTACAAAGACCGCAAAGAAGACGAGCCGGATTTTGAACCACTGACTGAAAAAGATGCCATGGAAATACTCAGTATTGCTGACAACAAGCATGACGCGAACGAAGGTATTAACTGGATCACTCTGGATGTCTGGACGGATTACTATTTAGAACGGAAAAACAAATAAGTATTACAAGGATTAAGCAGATTGGTTTCTGCTTTTTTCACGATGGACAACAGTGCCAAAAATTAAATAATTACTTACTTTGTGTAAAAATATTAAAACAAATGCTTATGGAATCATTTCATAGAAAAATAACCTATTACGAAATACTCTTTAAAACAATTAAGGCAGCTGAATGTAAAACCAAAGACTTAGAAATTGCCCGTAGATTATTTCTTGCTTCTTATGCGATGAAAGGAATAAAGCTCATTGATCTGATTGCACTAAAAACTGCTTGTGTCAAAGAAATTGAAGGTTGCGCGTACCTTTTTTACACCAAACATAAAACAGGTTTGTTTGACATCTTCCCCGTCAATGAATTGTTAAAAGAGCAGCTTGAATGGTTTAAAGCTAATTGTAACTTAAAGCCTGATCAGCTTTTCCCTGTTTATAATGGGGACAAAATTACTGGTGAAATCTTAGTAAGTAGATTAGCTGAATGTCGTGACAAATTTAAAGAGATGATTAAGGAAATTGGCATAGAAGCACACGTGCCGATAGATGCGGCTAGTTTATGCTATGATGCTATTCAAATTAAACGAATGATCACTTCCTTTCAACGTCGTACCAGCCCTAAGTTAATGGACGCTTTAGGTCACAAAGACATCGAAACAACAAAAAAATACCTCGACGGGTTTAAAGAATAATACCCGATTTATTTACCAGTTATTTAAGACTGACTTCAATTACGGAGGCAGTTTTTTTATGCCAAAAAATTAACTATCAAAAATAAACACATGTCACAAGAAGAAACGAAAACAATCGACTACCGTAAAGACTTTACTTTATCAGAACACTGGTCAACAGTTGAAAGTGCTCACCGCGCTGTTAGCTTTGATCCTGACATCAGAGCCAATTCAATCATTAAAGATTACAGCTTGGAACTCGATCAGGATTTAAAAGACCTTGGAGAGAACCAAGGAAAATACAAAGAAAAGTACATCCGTTATTTCCTGGACTGGATAGGTGCTAAGAGCCGTTGCATGTCCTGGATGATTACCGGCCCTGCTAATTTCCCTACTTCACGAGTGGAAAAGGCGAACCGATCAGAGCACAACAAGTATGAAGCTTTCCGGCACTGGAGAAATAAATACTTTACCGCTGTCAACCGCGAACGTCACAAATCGCCTGAGGAGGATTTGGAAATTAAAATGCGGGAACTGGACGAACTTGTTATTGTCAATGAAAAAATAAAAGAGTGTAACAAGATCATCCGCAAATACAAGAAAGGTAAATTAACGCTTGACGAGTACAAAGAAGCGTTAAAAGCTGATCCGTATGTTCAATATTGGCAGGAAACGCGCAACAATACACAGCTGTATGATGCTTTAATTTCTAGTCCTGCTAAAGAGCGCGGTGGAACCATTGGTACTTATGCCACAAAAATAAGAGAGATGAAAGATATGGCTACGGCTCTCAAAGTTCGCATCGAACGCAAAAAGAACTGGAAAGACATTCCTTTTCACAATGGTGTTGACAGTGGCCGCATTGCTTTGGAAGACGATAGAATAAAAATCTATCACGATGCCAAACCATCACCCGAAAGATTGAAAACAATGAGTGAAGCTGGCTTTAAGTATTCTCCTCGTTGGAATGCCCATTGCCGCAAGCATACTGGTAATGCTGTGTGGGCTGCCAAACGTATTGTAGGTGTTCCGTTGTAAAAAGAAAAGCTTACTTTTGGATTTAGGTCGGTCGCTCCGGCCTTTTTTCACCATGGCCAATAGAGCCAATAAAATAAAAATACATCTACTATGAAACAATTAGATCAAGCCAAAAAATATTGGGAACAACTTGGTGACATTCCAGTCAATGAAAATGAAGAACTGGACGAAGATTTTATCGTTGAAGAACTTGGAGTAACTTTTAACAAAGGCACTCATCCTTTTGAAGTATGGCACTGGTTTGAAGAAACGTTTGATGTATCCGTTGCTAAAGATTTAATGTACACAGAAAAATAAACAACTGCAAAAATGAAAGTACAACGCGGCCAACATGGGTTAGTCAATGATCCTTATGATTTCAATAGAGCAGACGGTCAACACGGACTAGGTATTTATACATTCCCTTTTGGTGATACTGCAATGCAAGAATATTATACTTCAAATGGTGAAAACTTATACACATTTGAGATACCTGATGAACTAGTTCTGGACATGTCAAAATCAAAAATTGACTATTGGGAAGCTAAAAAAACCATATATAATAACAACGTGCATAAAGCATTCATGTTTGAACATTCTGGTTCCGGTATTCCAACATCAAAAGAAATTGTTATCACTGATCCGACTATCATTGAAAATATAACTAAAAAATAAACTCATGCCTAAAAAATCTCTCATTTATACAGCCGACAACGATTTTCAGGTTATCAAAGTAGTTGACTTTGGTGGAGCTGAAAAAGCCTGGGAAATGGCCAATGACATGGCTAAGTCAGGTGAATTAAAAGAAAATCACATCGAGCATTATGATGTAGCCGAATTTGAAACCAGTTCTGAACGTGACAAGTGGATCATGCAACAGGTTAAAGAAAGCCGCGAAGCTCGTAAAGCTGTCACTATAGATTCGTTCTTCCCGAACGGTTTTACTAGTTGGCACGAAACTCACGCAGAAATCACTGCTAAAATTGCTTTAGAATCAGCCAAAGATAAGCCAACAGGCAAAGTGGCAGAAGTACAAGAAGCGAAAGGAATGGGCGGTCTGTACGAACTGGCCGAAACTCTTACCGATGAGTTTGAGAAAATATATGAAGGATTCGAGTGGGACGGTGAGTTCTACGACGAAGTGGACGCCTTTTGCTTAATCAAACTGTTCCAACCTGAGAAAAATTACTATCCTATTACTAACGAAGAAAAATAAATAAATATGAGCCATATGGATTTTGCTCCCACATTCATTCAAAAAATGGATTGGGAGCTGTTTAAAAAACAACGGATTGATTTAGTTAAAACCATTGAAGACTTAAAGGTTGAAGCTAAAGCAGCTGGTGAAGCAGGTGACGAAGAACGAGCCACCCGATACGAACAACAAGCTGAATCAATAGATGGTATTTTAAACATGCTAGGCGAAATGTGTGACTATGCTGTTGATGTTTGTAAGTTGGACGAAAATAAAGTAATGCTGACTGAACTTGACGAGCCAGAACCAATTCTGGAAGACGACTACAAAGAAATGTCGATCCACATAAAAATAAAAACAGGTAAGGATCGCGAAACAATAGTTAAGGCTTTGGAAAAAGGTATCTACCGAGGGCTTGACAGTCCACCTTTTTACATTGCCGCGCCAAGTGAAGTAAAAATAAATATAAAATAAATAATACACATGAGTAAGAAAGATAACAACCCGCACTTCATCAAAGAAGGAGAAACTAACTTTAAACAAATAAAGAAATTCATGGATCAACACGCTCTAAACGAAGGGTTTGTTATTAACGCCATGGACGAAATGGCCAAAGCTATTCTTAGTAATAAAGAGCAGCTTCTCAAAGAAGAAAATACATTCATTTCGCATGAAGCATGGGTGCAACTTGCGGAAGACTGGAAGCGCAACCGTAAAATAGCTACTGGCCGTGACACGGTGGTTCCTGAGCAAGCAGAACCAAAAATAACTTACTACTTGTTCGGCCAAACCGCTGTTGATGCTTATAATATCGACGACAATGTTCAGGATGTTATAGATTCTCATGAGGACGGAAGCGGTTATTCTGTCTACAGCTTTGACCCTGATCTTGACCCTACAGGTGGTGATTTACTTTCTTTCGCTGATGGGTGGGAAGATTACACCGAGATTAGTAAGAGTGAATACAATCTGCTCAATGTAGATTAAAAGGTTCTGGTTGGCTGACTACCAACCTTTTCCACCATGGCAAAAAGCCAAAAATAAACAACTAAAAATAAAAACATGTCAAGAATTGTAATTACTAATGGGAAATTCCCATACATCAACAGCTTTAAGGGTATTGTATTAGAAAACTTCTTCAATGGCGATGATACTATTAACGCCATCTTTGATCCTAAAGGCAAAACCAAAGCGGAACCGGAACAGTGGGAGATTGCCATACTCGATCTCAACGAAGAGTATCAGGAAAGTGCTATCTATGACAACCAACAGGATTATGAGCATGACATCAAACTGCTTTCGATTTTGAATCTTCAAATAGAATTAAGCAAAAAATATGACTACAATGATCTTGAAATCTTTGCTAAAGAAAACAAGTTCCAGTTTAAAACTTGGGGAGCCAAATTTATAGGTGAACAATTTATAGTCATTGATAACCTCCTAAAATCCAAAGCTTCCTTTGTTTACGTTGCCCATAATGACAACGGTGGTCTTTATCAATGTATCCACAACGATTTTGACGAGACAAAAGGTAAAAAATACTACCTATTCGGGGAACAGGCTGCAAAAAGCTACTATGACACTGGTGGCATTACAGAAATCCTTGACGATGATATCGAAGCTACACTTTATGTGTACGATCCATTGGCTGAATATGCAATTGATGATCTCCTGGGTGCCTTTGAAGGTTACAATGGCTATGCCGAAATTGGTCAGGGTGAATACGAAGAACTACTTGTCGAACAAGAAAAAGCCAATGTTGAAAACTGGACTACCGACGAGCTTGCCGAACATTTAGTAGAACAAGAAGTTTATGACGACAAAGATGATGCTTTGAGTCATGATAGATGTGACCTCATCAAAGAAGTACGCGAAACTTTTAATTAATAAAAATAACAATGGAAAAATTACCAATCTGTCCGGTTATTGGCAACTGGAAAATAATCGAGCTATTCAATCAAATGGATCATGGCATCCTTGTGTTCCCTGAACAATTTGAGCCTGAACCATGGAGCCACTTAGCTCAAATGACACTAATTGACAGCATCAAAAATAACTATCCGATCCCTGAACTGCTCATTGGCGAACTGGAAACCGATTGTGAACAATTAAAATCACAGATCGCAATATATGATGGTCAAAATCGCATCAAAACCATTATGTATTACATTAATGGATATGGTGTGTTTAAAAAGCCTACCAAAGTGCCACCGTTCGATACTCTTAGCGATGATGAAAAAAAGCAGTTCTTAAATTACCAGCTTTCTTTTCGTAATCTGGGGAAAACTACTGATAAAATTGTTGCTGATATTCTCGCACGATTGAAATTTAAAAAGGTCATGCAGGAAGTACAAGCAGAGTTTCGAGTTTTTGCCGTAGGAGCATCTAACGAAACCGAAGAAAAGTTAAAAGAATACATCCAGTCCCAGGTCAACGATGAAGTTGTCGAAATAGAGGTTGAAATTGACGACAATAACAGCTATATCGCCAAATTAACAGGTGGTATTGATGCTGAATACGATTTACACCTCAACGACAAAACCAAAAAGTTAATTGTGAAGCAATGGCTTCCTGATACCGAGATCAAAAAAGAAGATATGATATTGGTGTCTATCATAGAAGAAGCCGAATTGTACGGTAACGAATAAACACTAATCCCCTTGCACCATTTAATTACTAACAATAATTAGATGTGAATTGAATCTTTATGCGGTGCTGTGTTCGATCACTAAGGGGAACTATGGCAATAAGCCAAAAAATAAAACACATAATTATGAGTACTTTTACTAGTCAATTGGAAATAATCAACGACATGGCCACCTGTGCCCTATCTCAATTGATAGAGAAACATGGTCAGCAATCAGAATTTTCAAATACCAAAGCTTTGAAAATTACTGATTCGAAATTCAACTATAATCTGGATGGCGGTCGGTGGTTATATGAAATTACCAACAGAGTATTGATCGATAACGAAGGACATCAATATTTTCACAACGTTCTGTCAAATGAACAATTGTTTGAGTTGATAGATCACTTGATTGAAGTACACGTAAAAAAATAACATCCCATGAAAATAACGAAACTATTCTTTGGCTTCGAAATCCATTGGAGCTTTAGATTACGCCGTGCCAAAACTGTTAATGTATCAATCCCTGATAAGGCGGATGATACGCATTATTCTTCGACTGATAAATGTATCTACTATTGGGGCGATTGTAAGAAGCACAAAATTAAACTGCCTGATCATATTCAGGGCGAAGAACTTTTTTGTTCTGACATGTACATAAGAGATTGGAATGATGATGGAACCATGAAGTATGCAACTGACAGGTACATCGAAATTAAATTGTATTACTAATATGGCAACACAACTATTTCAGTGGATAGCCGAAGACGGCACTACCAAAAGACAATATTCAAGTATCCTCGATCCGGCTGAAGCTTGGTTACGCGCTTGGTCTGAATGTCGAAAAGATAACGGTCAACATCTGCAAACAGTAGAAGAAAAACATGGACAAACTATCATGAGATTTTCCGAAGCTCAGGATGAATACAAAGAGATACGGGATTTCTTTTTCGATCTAAACATTCATTCACCAAAAAGTAAATTCCTAAAACTCGTTCCCGTATGGGAGCTAAAATAAAATAAGCATGGGTTATAAAAACGAAAACCTCAGAGCCACCGATGAAGTGGTTAAAGATCACGACGAAGTTATTATCGAGCACAACGATAAATTGCTTTTATCAGGTGATAAAGATAGTATTTGTGTCATCTGGAACAACTTTGTCGGATGTAACTTTGAAGATAAAGAAAATCACCTGAATTGGCTTGACAGTGTGTACAAAAAAGCTCTTAGAGGTGAATTAACGTTGGTTGGAATCAAAAGAAAAATAAGAATAAAAAAATATCAAATTGACTGGCATGAAGAATGAACTGGATTGACGAGTACGAAAACGAAAACAGATTAAATCCACAAACAAGAAAACCCGCTGAATATTGTACCGTCATAGTTGCTAATGGTTATAGTCAAACAGGCGGTAAGTACTGGTGGTGGATGCTCGAAGGGGAAGAGATGTTTTGTAAAATCAAACGCGACGACCGTGGCGAAATTAAAGAATACTTCCCCTGTAAATTAACAAACTCTAAAATACTGATCGGGCGTCCAATCCTCGCCCAGGAATGTATCATGATTTAGTGTTATTCGATTAGCACTATCTCACTCAGGCCAACAGTGCCAACAAAAGAAGGGGGCTACCCAAGCCCCCTCCCAAATTAAAAACCGTAATTCTAAACTATGGAAAAATATTCTCTGAAAAATATCCATGCACAATTTACAACAACTAAAATTTAAAGTCAACAAACTATGGCAAAAAAAACAATTGTAGTTACACAAGCTGAAAAAGATTTGGTTGACCGAATGAAAAACACTGGTGACTATATCGTATCCGGGGTTGGGGGAAACCTCTGGTGGGCCAACAAAAATAAGAAAGGCTGTATCTTCGAAGCTGTCAACTCTGACGACATGGCCACCCTTTGGAAGCTTCAAGAAAAAGGACTCATCAATCACGAAACTAAAACTCTTTATATCTAATATCATGACAGAATTTAAAATCGTCGCTAAATTTAAAGGTGGCACAACGTCTACAGAAGGTGAAAAGGTTAGCAATCACTTTACGCGAAACTATCGCCAAACCGCAAACGATGAAGAACACGCCCGAAAAATATGGCTTGGTTTTTACAGCAATGTTTCTGGTTTCATCGAAATTAAAAGCTGCAAAGAAGTCAAACCAATTCTACGAGCCAAAAACTACATGGTTATTATCACCACAGGAAGTAAAGCCTACAGCACTTCAGTTCGTGCATACAAGGTTGTGAATAATCGAAACATCTTTATTGGCGAAGATCACGGACTTGGAGAAATGGAAACAAAAGAAGGTTACTTGGAAAAGATTTTTAAGTACAAGTTGAATTCCAAAATTAAAATTAGGGAGTTGTACAGGGCTGGTAAAATTTACATTCAGGAGATTAGATTATAAAAAAAAGGAAGGTCGCCGCATACAATGAAGACCTTCCTTACATCGATAAACCGGCATTATTGCCGTAACCCATTACAAATGTAATAGATTTATCAAAAACTCAAAATAAGCCGCCGTTGCAACTTCAAAAAATTTAATAATCACCTTATTTTGCCGAATGAATAAATCACTTGCAATAATATAAAAAGTTTGAGAATAAAAAAACATTACTATTCAAAAAATATCTTAATTAATTAATCAGTTATTTTAAAAAATTGAAATATAGGATATTATTATTCAGATTTATCTGTAAGAGAAAAGCTGTAAAATACAATAAGGGAGCTACCGTTGCAGCTCCCTTACTCCCAGTCAACGAAAAAAACTATTAATAAATATTTTTTTATCAGCAGCAAAAATAATTAAATAATTTGATCTACAAAAAAAGGCTGCCGTTGCAGCCTTCCCGGAAAATTTAAGCAATAAAATAACCCTGATTAGTAATTAGAATTATTTATCATCTACAATTTAATACATTTTCAAACAAAAATAAAACGCAAGCTACCGTTGTAGCCTGCGCTAATCCTTAACACATTATTACTAAAATAATTTATCAAGCGCAAAAATAGAAGAAAATATGATTTGGAAAAATTTAACTGAAAAATATTCGTAGCTCTTGGAATAAAAAAAAGGAACTACCGTTGTAGCTCCCTCTAAAGATAATTTAAACCGGATAAATAAATTCATTCCAAGTGGGCTACCATTACAGTAGCCCGTGATTACATTTTTTTGGAGTCAGGTTAACCAAAACTTGATTAAACATTTTGCTAATATAAAACATTCTAAAAATAACTACAAATGATTAAACTTATTATCGTATTTGTCGCGATCCAAATTGATGGCCAGTTAATTTACAGTGGACACATCTTAAATTAAAAAACTTAAACACACGTTTTACTAATGGCAATTACCTTAACACCTGAAGAACTCTTAAAAGAGGTCAAACGCTGCTACAGAGGCTATCGCTCCAACCTTAAACGGAAAAGTATCAACTACACCAAGCACTATGAAGGTCAACTTGACGTTTATGAAGAACTTTATAAAAAAGCTGGTGGCGAATATGAAGTTTTGGATAAAGCGAAAGAAGAAATCGACGAGCTACTTGGAACTTGAAAAATGGGGGCGACAATTCCCAAAAAACCGCCCCCGATGGGCTAAGAACCCATCTGACAAATCTAATACTATGACACACAAAACTAATTAAAAAAAATGAACATCAAAGAAGGGAGTTATCTTCTCCATAAAAAGATCAAAACGCCTTGTAAAGTGATCAAGGTCGCAAATGATGAGGTAAAAGTTCTTTACATCACAATAGGTGTAGAAAAAACTTATCCGCTTAAAAAAGCACTTGAATGCCTCACTGATTGTAAAGTTAGCATCTTACAATCCATGGGAAGTCACTTAGGTAAAATGGTTGGCGATGCTGCTATAGGATTGGCCGATCATACTGATCAGGACATACAATCTTTTAAAGATTACATCTATGAGTTCAGAAATCAAGAAGATTAAATCACATTTTAAAAACAAAACTAATGGCTTGTAGTGAAAAATTAGTTACAGAACTTAAAAAAGAATTGCAGGACATCGTAGATCAGTGTACTTCTTTGTTAGAATCAGCTCCCGATCCTAAAATGGATTATGGTGTTACCAAAAAGTATTGGATTGAAAATGCAAGAGACACGCTTGATTCAATCAAATTGTAACCAACAAAAAAGGGCACAAGGCCCTTTCTAATTTAAAGCAGAACGGTAATTGAAAAAAAGGGGCTACCGTTATGCCCCTTCTGGTAAAAACATTTTCTGGACGATTATCAATAGTTAATATTAAATAATCACTGCAAATATATAATAATACTTAATAGAACAAACACGAAACGTCGTGTTTTAGATACTCAGTGGATAAATAGCTTGTATATTTGTTCCCGTTTTGTCCATCGAATGAGTATCGCCGGGGGAGTATGTGACATGTATACTCCCCTATTTTTAACTCTTCACTCCTGTAAAATAAATACTCATGGCACACGCAATCGAATGGCATCAGGCACAACAAGTGCAAATTGAACAGCAAAAAAATAAAATTGAACAGCAACAAAAATACATAAAAGAATATTTGGAAAGTGATCATTCTATGATGGATGCAAAAGATCTTGAACACTATTTGACTGCAACGGGAAAACCACTCTCATGGTTACTGGAAAATGCAAATAATTTAAGCTCACTCATTGCAGAACCGTTGGCAGCAGGACATACACTCGATGAAATTATGGATGTCGATCCACACCCCGTAAGTGATCTTGACTTACTTTGGAAACAAGTTACACGATGTTGGTGAAATAAAAAGAGGCAGCTACCCCTAGCTGCCTCTACTACTAAAATTTTAACCCTAACCGCGAGTGCGGTTCTTGACACTGCAAATATACAAATATTACATATAAATACAAACTATGTGTAAATTAATTGAAGCGTTAAGAAAACAAGGTGCCAGTTAATCGCGAAGCCCGGCACGTATCGAGACGTGTCGGGCTTCGAAGCCTTTTGATCCAAGTATGGAATCATAGGCTTGACCTAATATGGTTATTAATGAAAAAAAACTTAACAAATATAAAAAAATAACACACTAAAAAAAACGCAACTAAAACTAAATTTCAGGCATTGTCTCGACAATCGTCGACACAAAAAAACCTGAGTAGCGATAGACTACTCAGGCTCAACGAAATTTAGGGGATACGCCATTTTCTGACGTAGAATGGTGCCACTTGTATTAGGGGTTAGCACCATTAATGAAATACGCTGCAAATGTATAAAAAAAGATTATAAAAATTCAAATATTATTAGTAATTATGTAATTTTGGAAAGAATTTTCATTAAATCAATAATTATCAGGTATGCTTTATGCGTAAACAAATTTTTCATTGGTACAATATTGATGGTTCCAACCACGTAGAAAAATACGATCCAACTAATTCTGAAAATTCATGGATCAATGCTTATTTAATTTGTACCAAAAATAAAGGAATATCATTGAGATTAATTGATTTAAGAACTTTTGAAACTACTTGTTTTTTAAATGAAGCCTTGAATTTTTATCCTAACTTATATAAGTTACACACAAAAAATAAATTTTGCAAATAAATTATTAACGATGGAAAGAGTTAAAATCAAAAATGCCACAATAAATCCTAACGATGTAAAAGACCCCGACTTAAAAGAGTATATCAAGGAAAATACTCCATTAAACGCTACCTTCGCACCTCTTGGATATAATGATACAAAAAATCTTGAAGGATGGCACCTAATGATGTTTGCCATTGGTAAACTTTACATGACTGTATACGTCTACGATGACGAAGAGTCATACAATCATGATTTAGAATTTCTCAAAAAATTGTCTAAAAATTAATACTATGACACGAATAATCCTTATTAACTGCACACCTCGTGACACCGACCAAATTAAACACATTGATTTGAAAGAGTTTTTAAACTCTACAAATCAAATCTATGCTAAGTTTGAAGCAGAAGATCAAGTACATGATCAGCCGCAAGGATGGAGAATTGCCGCCTATAATGAAGACAGTACTTTGGAAGGTGATTATATGTACGATCATCGAGCCGACTATGAAAACGACGTTAAATATCTTCAGCTACTTGCCAAAGATTTAGACAAAGTTGTACTTGGTGACAAATATGAATTTGATTTCAAAAGCTTCACAAATTTTAAACTTCGCTCTTTGTTAGAAGACGGGGGACTAGTCAACGTGGTGTTCTATCCTGTCCTATACCAACATAAAATTCATTGCAAACATTGGGATGGCGTACATGTTGAAACATTTGATTTTCCAAGTCTGAGGGAATACGAGCATGATTTAACGTGTTTAAAAGTCATGTCCAACAATGAAAAAACAATAGCCCCGGAAAAAATTGTTCTGAAAAATGCCGAAGTCGTTAATCTTGAAAAAGTCAATCACATTGATCTGACTGATTACCTGAACGGGGTTGCACATCTCAATGGCACCTTTGTTGCTCACGGCAGAACGCATCCTGATTTAGATTACTGGCAACTGTATATTTTAAATCATGATGGTGAGCTTGTAGAAAACATTAACTATAGTTCTGAGCGTAGTTACAACAACGACCTTGCCTATTTGCGATCACTGAAACCACAAAACGAAAAAGATATGACGGATCAAGAAAAACTAATTACTGTACTTGAAAAATTGCAGACTGCATGGCAAGGAGTTGCCAGAACCATCGAAGAGGTTAATTTGCCAGAAGTATACAGTGAAAAATACCCATTTAGTGAAGATTTAACAGAGTTAATTCCTGAAATCAACACTTGGGTCAACGCTGTAAAATACGACAAAAAATCAGCTCCTGATGTGCCGAAAACCCACTGCTGTACCACTTCTATTGATCAAAGTGTTAACTTCTCTCAATTGTTAAAAATCGATTGGAAGAACATCACTGATATTGTCATCAACCCAAAAGTTGCTTTAGGTAAAAATGAGGAATGTTTATCTTGGGAAAATATTGATATCGCTGAGGATTTTCAACCTGCCAATCTGGAAGTAGATTTTATTTCTTGTTGGAGTGTAGAGATATTTAATGAAGAGGATCTTTGGCAGGTGATCGGTGACTTTAAAGACGAAGCGGAAGCCCGGGAATTTGAACAGTTCATTACTAAAAAATTACTGCCTCACATTAGAAAAACAGTCGAATTTGTGGTGAAATGTAAGATTGGGCAAAATTTAAACATTGACTCGTTACAAACCGATATTGAACGAGCTTTAAAAAATAGCAGTAACGTCTCTGCATTGGTTAAAGATTTAACAATTGAACAGAAGTCAAATGGAATTTAAAATAAAAGGCAATTGGGGCGTATTTGACAAACTGAAAAACGAAGAATTGCTGACCGATTTAAAAGCTTTTTCGCAGCATGCTTTTTTCTTTAACGACAAGTACGGCCCATTCACTTCAGAAAGCAATCCCCAGGAAAGGTACATCATTGAAGCTTTAGACGAAAATCAACGTTTCTTTAAGCTTTACACCTTTACCGATATTGATGAATATCATCACGATCTGATGGTCTTAAAAACCGTAAGTGGCCATTTCTGTGTAGATAAATGTTACAAAGCTTACGACATCCTCTTTTTCCCCATTCATCTTCCAGTATTGATGAATTTTCATGAAAAGGATGATCACGGTCAAACACTTCTCACAATTTCTGATCTGGACAATAAAGCGCTATTACAATTTAGAGTAACATATAATACTGAAATTTATCGATGTGTACATGTCGATGAAAGTTTAATCATTAATGAAATAGAATGACATTCGAAAAATTAAGAAAAGATTTACCTTACGCTTACAATGCGTTTAAGAATTGGATTGAAGAAAATGGTATTGATGGCGGTTCCACCACTATTGACAAGCAAGCTTCGGAAGACTTTTGTAAAGATTTAGAGCGTGAAAAAATATTTTGCCAATCCTTGGAAGAGGCAGATTTCGAGCTTCGCAAATTAAGAGTCAAGTTGCATCTTGAAAGCAATCATTTCGATCCGAAAGAATACACAAATATGGGACAATGGGAATCGATTGAGGCAAGTGTCCATACCATTGACATTGAGATCGACGATATGAAAGTACGTTTCCGACACATCTCATCTACTGAAAAAATACCAAAGCCTAGTTTCATTTGGGCATTCATTGAATAAAAAAAAGAGGGCTACCGTTGTAGCCCTCTTTTATTAAGATGTCAAATGCGTAATTAATAAATAATTTAACGGACGCAAAAATAATCTTTATTTTTAATTAAACAACAGTACATCTCCATCCTGTAAAAATAAAACAAATGAAAAAAATTATTAAAATAGAATCTGACCGCACCGATCTTCAAAACTTCCGTTTCATCGATGTGTTCTTTGAAGGATCAAAGATTGCTCAGGCTGCTGCCATCGTCGATATGGACACTTTTAAAGTTATTCCATTAGATTTTGCTTTAGCAACTAGAGACGAAGTACAAAAAGCCATAAAAGAAGTGACAGGTGGTAAAAAAACACGTTTCCCCAATGGTTATTATTCATGGCGGGAAACACATTTTGAAGTTGCGCAGTATATTACGATGGAAATTACTAAAGATAAACCAACCGGCATTGTCCACGAGCGGCATGAAGCCGGTGGCCATGGTGGTCTCTATGAATTGGCCGACGAATTAACTGACGAATTTGAAAATCTATACGTAGGCTTTGAATGGGATGGAAGGCAATTTATTGATGAAATAGATGAGTTTTGTAATACCAAGCTTTACAGACCAGATGAAAAGTATACCCCACTACAATAAAAAAAAGGGACAACCGTTCTGTCCCCTTAGCTAACTAAAATCTAATCTAAAAATAAATACTTATTTCATAAATAAAGTGTTTTTTAAAACAAAGGAGCACTATCGTACCCCTTTGTAAACCAAACCTAACCTTGAACTTTATGAACCAAATCATAATGAGTAGTTCGTACACAAATATATAAAAAAATTAATGATTGTGAAATGATAAGCGAAAAATTACAACTTAATTAGTAAAAAAAAAGCAGGCCATGACGGTGGCCTGCTAAGAAGTTGGATTTGCATGTGGTTGAGGAAACATTACAAAGTAGTTAATACTCCTTTTAATTGTCTCTCACATGCAACCTTGCATATGTTTCAACCGTTGTTGATGCGGTAAAATTATAAATTATTTGAATATATGAAAATATATAATCGAAAAAAATGTAATTAAATTATAATTAGTTTAATTTTATGGGATAATTCATCATTCTTATTACATTTAACACCTGTTAACTGTAATAATTAAATAAAATGATTGATAAATTTCTCTTAATTTCAAGTGTTTTAATACTTAATAGCCTAATTATTAATACGTATGGACAGAAATTAAAAAACTTTGAATTAGGGCGTCCTACTTCAGAAAATAATATTTCTATTTCAATGGGTGGTTTGCAAGGTGTTATTACATTGTCAAAAAAAAATAACAACCAAATTTACGGAATTACTTTTAAAGCTGATTTTACACAAGAAAATTCTATTAGTGAAGTGAGAAAAAAAATTGACATGTGTATAAGCGCTATCAAGAAAAACTATCGATTGAACGCAAAAATTCAACGCCCTTTTAGTAATCCTGGCTACAATTTTCTTTACACAAATTATAATGGCATAGAATATTTTATCAGTGCTTTATACAATCAAAAATACATTTCAGAACATAGATTTTTATTCATGATGACTGATAAAAATTTGGAAAAAGAGCACTGTAAAGAAGAAGCGGCACGAGCCAAAATCAAAAGAAAAAAGGCACTAAATGATTTTTGAAAATAAAAACACACCTTCCCATTTTATTAAAATAGTTTTACAAAGAATTAAGATTTTATTTTTATATAACTATTTGATTAATCAAAAAATAGGTAAATGAATCGCAAAAACAAAATTTTATACTTATTAATAAAAATACCCAATTATCCTTTCTTAGGTATTTTGGTCATTTATGTGATTTACAAATTAATTAAGGTAAATGGATTAAAAACGTTTATCGAAACTGATATGGATGACATAATGACGAAAGAAATTAAAGCTTTTATTAATAAGGTTTATCCACCATGGGCAATAGAATCTATTGCTTTCATATTTTACACATCAATTGTTTATTTAATTATATTACTCATATAATGAGAAACATATTGAATTGATTTAAAAAACACTTTGTAACAACCAATTAAAGGGCTGCGAATCTTCGGATCGCGGCCCTTTTTATTTTGTAAAAATAAATCACCTAATACATCTTCGCATGATTCAAATTGACTCCTTTTTCGCCGGTGCCGGTTTATTTGACCTCGGATTCCTAATGGCCGGCCATCAAATTAAAAACTCCTTCGAGATCGATCCGGTAGCTTGCCAGACTCAACGCATGAATTACGGACATAACATATCCGAAACTGATATTACACAAAAGTTGGTACTCGATCATACTGATTCAAATGTATTACTCGGCACCTACCCTTGCACTAAATATTCTAACATCGCCAATATTCACGGCACACGCACAGGTGATGAGCTTTTCCTGCATTTCTTCCGAAACATTGCAATCCGAAGACCTGATGTCTTTATTGTGGAAAATGTGCCAGGCATGAAGAAATTCCCGATCGTAATGGAAGCCATGACAAAAATACCAGACTATACTCATGTATTTTGTCCAGTGAATGCAAACACTTGGTTACCGCAAGAAAGAAAACGATTAATTATTCTTGGTACGCGCCGTTATTTTAATTGGAACGCACCAAAAATAAAAGGATCTCCAGTCAAATTAAGAGATGTGATAGACCCAGATGCTGAAATTGAAATTACCAAGTCAATGCATTCCCGGATGAGTGGTGTTTATCGTGATCAGCCAATCATTAGTGATCCGGCCAAAGATGACATTGCTCCTACGTGTGTCGCTCATTACGCAAAAGATCGCAGTACTCGCTTGGTAGTGGATAAACGTTCACCCCTTGGCGTTCGGCCATATACTCCACGTGAATATGCCAGACTTCAAGGTGTACCGGATTTTTACCGCATTGCCGGAACGAAAAATCAGCAATACACTCAAATTGGGAATGGAGTACCGGTGCCTTTAGGGGAATGGATTGGAAATGAATTGAAACGTTATTTTTATAAATCTGCATAATATGGAAATAAAAGTAGGCAAAGTTTTTTACAGCGCCAGTCTGTATCTGGATACTGAGATTGGTGAAAAATCCACAATTGAATTTGATGAGTGGCACGTTACAAAAATTGATAAACGTGGAATTTTCCTGAAGAGGAAAGATAACTTAACCTGGGGCAAGTTGTCATCAAAAAATGGTGATTTTGGTTGGAAAACTAATCTTAGCTCGTGGGTAAAACAATATTACACTAAACGTCTATCGCCCGGAAGATTTGAAGAAGAGTTGAAAATTTATAAGTTTTATACCACGAAAGCAGCTGCCTATCGATCACTGATGCCAGAATTGAAGAAAGCCAAACGTGATGTATTACGCTTGTATACGCAAGTAGAAAACAAAATCAAAACATTTCAAAAAAAACAAAACAGCAGGAAGAAAGAATAAAGGGAACCCGTCATTCAGATTCCCTTTATTTTCTAAGCAAAAGATTACTATTTTGAAAATATTCAAACAAAACATGTTCGGTGTTAAAAGGCTACCTTACTTTTGCTAATTAAAATAGGGGGACAAATTTATGTGCCCCCCGTTTAATCGGCTTAACACCAATTAAGCAACAACGTGACTATTTTCAAAGTCACATTAAAGTTGCCATCACTTCACATTAAATAATAGAGCAACAAAACTAATAAAATTATTGAATCATGGAATACTTTCGCACAAATGAAGCAAATAAAAACACAGTAAAATTAAAAGGTGTAGGTATGGTCTATGGTACCTTAGTAAATGATTTAAAAGTTGGTGATACCATTATCTCCGACTACGAAGAAGTAAGCATTGTCGAAAAAATTATTAATAAAAGTCCCAGTTACCTCTATGTTATTGTAACTATTAATGGTAAAAAAGTTAACAAAAAACTGTTAAGAAAACGTATCATTGGACGCCCCTACCATGAATTACCTAAAATTATTAGAGAACGCGAAGATTACCCAAAAATATTTGTTAACTATGAACAATTCTATGACTGTTTTCGCGTCTTCTCTGAATTAAAAGAACATCTAAAGCTCAAGTACTACAAGTACACTTTTCTTAAATTATTCAAAAAATACCAGGGACTGGAATTGAATCATCAAGATGAGGCCATAGCATTTTTGAAGAAAAATCGATCCAAACTTTTGAAGACATAAAAAAGTGGTGTAAGCAATCCAAGAAACTTACACCACTTTTCGTCAAATTGGACAACACTATTCAACTATACCTATACCCAATTCAAAAGTAATTTAAATTATTATATTTGCAAACTTTTTAAAAAAAAGCTGTAGGCATGGGATTCCTACAGCTTTGGGAAACTCGCATGTAATAAATGCGAAACTCATGGTAACAGTGGCGAAATAAACCAAAATAATTTAAATGTCCAAAAAATATATTATTAAAAACCAAAATTAAACCATTAAATGATGAACAAATATCCTGATTCTCCTGATGCATGGAACGAACCTAAAAATACAGTTTTTCGTGAATTTAACTTACATTCGACTGCTGACATCGAAATTTTACAAGAATTAGTAGAAGAAAATATCTTAAATCGTGGCAATTCTGCTTATTGTCGCGCCCGATTACTTGGTATTCTGAGCAGTATGTACAATGAAGCTAATCATCGCTTTTTTGCAAAAAATCATCATCCTAAGACTTGGTGGATTCGTTATCAGTCTGGCCGTTTAAAACGTACTTTACATCGCTTGCTTAAAACTAAATTTTTCAAGCATGAAGTGTTTTTGTGTGAAATGAGTCGGGATGTTGTAAAAGCGACAAAAAAATGAAAAATTCAACTAATACAATTTTCATTGACCGTAATGGCGGCATTATTTATAGCGAGTTTATGCTTACTTCACTTGTAATTTGTATATACATTGTAAAGTTATTCGCTATAAATTGGGCATGGGGCGTAGTTCTATTCTTACCACTTGTATATGCTATGTACTGGCTATTCTTTTACGTGTGGATCTGGCGCTTCCTTTTTTCTACACTGTGCAGCTTTGTGTGGGGATGGTTGGCAGGTATGTTTGTCCACATTTTAAGTCGAGACAATCAAAGCATGTGGATCATAGGCATAGCGGCCTTTTTATTTATGTTGTGGATTCATAAAGACGAATATGATTTTGAATCCAGTGCTACCATCAATATTTTTGATTACTTAGGTGATCGATAAAATTAATGGCATTGTCATTTTATAGATGTTAATCAATGAATTTTAATCATTCGTCAATTTTCTTTTCAGATGAATGTTATTTGACTTACTTTAGTTTCGTCTTTCAAGATTACAATTTATGTGTTTGACTAATGAATGCGGGAATCGTCAGAGTACTTAATGTACTCACTAATTTTAAAATAGCAGCCTTCGAATTGGCTGCTATTTTATTTTTACCACAAAAAAGGGACCACTTTTGGCCCCTTTGTCCCAGTACCTAATAAAGTTTATAAAAATTAAGCACTTTGAAAAATCAATGATGCAGAGGTTAAGATTCAGCAACAAACTATTAAGTAGAAATTCTAAAAAAAAATTAACATTCAACCTCCAACACCAAAAATTGCATATTATATGAACGCTGCAAAACTATACATTTTTTTTGTAATTATATAATTTTTCTTGCAATTTTCTAATTGATACAAAGGATCAGCACATTCCTTAATGTGAATTATCTTTCTCTCTTTCTTACCCCATCAACCTGTAATTCTTAATTACTACAAATATTTTTTCAGAAACATAAACAGAAACGAAATGCAAAAATTAAAAATCACCGCTGCTATTGCCAGCATCTTTTCAGTGCTGTTTTCACTCAGCATCATTTATCAATTATCAATCATCTTTGAGCAGGTAGCTTTATTGGCCGGATTAAGCGTATTTCTGGTATTTGCTTTAGTCACCAATGAAAGATACAAAGTGAGAAATTTATCAAAGAAATTCGACAAAGAAAAATACTCCATAGGCACTCTCTGGTTCACCCTTGGGTTTAGCCTTACCATGTCTTTGCTTGGAACATACTTTTGGACTAACAAAACCAATCAGCAAGAAATGGCAGATTCAAAAACGAAAGCAAACCAGGAAATGAGCATTGAAGCAAAATACAAATCAATGATTGATAGTGTTTCAAATCTTGATATTAACCGGGAATCAATTGCTCAAAAAACCAATGACATTAAATTTTGGAGAAACAGATCCTGTGCCAATAATGATCAACGTCAAATGGCACGAGAAAATATTATCAAACTCGAAAACGAGTTAAAACAGATCAGGGATGATCGTAAAATACAAATACAAGCTAAAATAATAGATATACAAGGCTTAAAAAATAAAGAATTAGCTGTTATCAATGTTGATTCTGAAAATAACGCTAAGATGCGTAATTTAAACAACATCATATTCTGGATCTTCTTTTGCCTGGTTGCGATCACTGAGGGTATGATCGTATACATACAATACGACATTGCTAACTTTTACACGGATGATCAAAAACTAAAATTAAAAATCCTACGTGACCTGTTGGCCAAAAATCACGATCACATAACAACTAACTTGATTAAATATCATAGGTGTATCCAATATATGCAAGACGAGGATGCACAATTTGAATTTGCAGAACCGTTTTTGTTCCTGCTTGGCGATCTTGGCATAATCGAAAATCCTCAGAAGTACAATAGTGAGCGAAATAAATCATCAAAAAGCAAAAAAGGGAAATTTATAGATAGGGATAATGCTTACCAAACTTTGATTAAATATTTTACTGACACCAATAGTAGTTTATAAAAACAAAGGGGTTATCTACTACAGTTAACCCCTTCCATACATTAAGCCAGGCAGCTTACGTTGTTAGCACCACAAAGATACCCATTTATTGTAGGAAATTGTACTATTTTTCATTTTTATGACAGAGCTTCATGTGTATATGTATTTTTTGTTTATCTTCAATCATTAAACTATTTGATAACATTCAAAATTTTTAAATATGCAATCATTATTGGGTTTACGTGTTCACACTGTCATCAACAACTCATCAAAGTATACCCCTAATATTGGAAAAGCCATTTTAGATATTGTAGATCGTTGCACTAAAGCCCAAATTCGAGTTGAAGCAACTAATACCAGCGTCCCACCTAAAAGATATGACGAAACACAAATTACAATAAAAGATCAAAACACTGAAATATTTAAAGGTTCGATAGCTGATTTAATACGAAAATTAAATACTTAATTGAATAATCTAATCTTCATTACATTATTAGATTTTATTTTATTATTTAAAAGTGTTTCGCGACTGTCGGTTTTATATAAAAATGCAATTTTTTTGTTTTTTTTCTTTTACAGTTACCTCTTTAAATATAATTTGTGTCACTTGTTAACACGTGATTTATTTATCAAACAATTGTTAAACCGCATTAATCTATGCCATGTCACAAGAAGAAAATTTAAAAGATCCATTTGAAACAATAAGACAACCGATCAGTCTTAAAAGATATCAGCTAGAAAGATATCAAAAATTTGCAGCTGAGTTAGGTTCTAATCTCAGTAAAATGATTAAGATTCTTTTCGAAGAAGACATAAGAGAACATGAACGCAGCAAAACACCTAAAGAAGCACGTGAACGAGATGAAAGAATCCGGGTACGCACCGAATTTTTCGAAAACGGTCAAGAAAATGTAAGGATTAAATTACAAGATAAATCAAAATAAATCAACATTACGTACAACCCCGGCATTGAAGTCGGGGTTTTGTTTAAAAAATATCACTCAATACTGGAAATATTAAATGCTTTTACTTAAATTGCTTTTTCACACTGCTATTTGAGTATCATGAACGAAAAAACACTAAAACAATTTTTTCAAGATGAAGTGCGATATCATACGCAACATTACGTTGATGCTGTGAGTAATCAATTTGTTCCTGTTTGGTTGGCTGATGAATTTGTAGAACAGCAAAAAATGTTCATAAGCGAAGTTAGTGAAACAGAATTGGAAGAAATATACCAGGCTGCCGAAAAATGGTTTAAAACTTGGAAATTTAGGAAACGATACAAAAATGGGCAATCGTGACTAGTACCGAATTCGCTAAAAGGAAATGGCAACATAGTGAATTAATTGTTTTTACTCATCCAAGGTTTAACAATGTAACCGTGGAGTGTATGCTAATCGCAGTTGATTTTGATCAGGAGCTTTTAAAACTTGAACCCATGGATAAAAGCATCTATGAAGAAATTCCATTTTGGAGCAGAATTGAATACTGCGAATGTCCAAGACCTAAATTAAAAATTGTCAAATCAAATAAAGATAAATGACATGAAAGTTTTATTTCTTGATATCGATGGTGTTTTAAATTCCTGGGATAATTTACATTCCCGTAGTGTGATTTGGTCAAATGATAATGAAAAAAAAAGCCGTGACAAGTATGGTGCGCTTTTTGATGAGAGGTGTGTCCGATGGTTGGAATATATTGTCAATAAGACGAACTGTAAAATCGTCATCTCTTCTAGTTGGCGTAAAAATGGGTTAAAAACCATGCAAAAAATGTGGAAAGACCGGAAGCTTCCCGGCGAAGTAATAGGCATAACACCACTGGTTGCAAATGAAAAATTAGTACAGCAATATGCCCAGCCTTCCATGCGCGGTTATCAAATTCAAGAATGGCTTGATGACAATGAGGTAGACAAATACTGCATTGTAGATGATTTGACAGATATTTTGTCACATCAGATTCACATCCGTCCGGATGGTAAAATTGGTTTAAATGATCAGGTAGCAAGCAAAATAATACGTATTCTCAATGGGCGCTAGTTTATATCTCTACTCGAAAAATAAGATTATTGAAAATTATGGACCGGTTGATGATTTCTTTACCGAGCGAGGATTTTACACCAAAAATCCAAAAGATCCATATCACAATAAAATTTCGGCTTATTTAGGAAAAGGGAAATGTATTGATGATGACATAGCTGGTTATGATTTATGCGCGGAAATAAATGGTAATACCTATTATACCTGGCACGGTGAATGTTTTGATAAAAAAAAGAAAAGTTTTCCCATTAAGTTGATTGAGTCAACATTAGCCAAAATACATAAGGTTATCGAAAAATACGGGTTGTTAGATGAAAATTGGGAACAACTCTATCATTCTTATGGCGCAGAACATCCGCTTTTTAAACATCTTGAAGGAGACCACTGTTTGCCTTATTTAAAAAATTTATTGTATTGCATTATTTGGGTTTGGCATTGCGATCCTGACGATAAAATCTATTTTGTAGAGATATGAAGCCAATTTGTGATTACCAGGGCAATGAAATTAAGGAAGGCATGACTCTCGTTCAGATAAGAACCAAAATGCCTTTCTCACATATTATACAGTATAAAATAACACCCAAAGGGACAAAAGAGAATGTTATTGATGTGAAACAGGATGTTTGGACGCTTGGTCAGGAATACCGTGTTTTTAAGGATGAAAATGGCATTCTGAGATATGAGATGATAATTAATTCACCAGACCCCAAAGGATCTGGTGTGTTTCATTTCTTTTTAGAAAACCTATATCATTTTGCTGATAGCAATTATATAATCGCCATCAAGGGAATATCTGATCAAAGACCCGAAAAATAACTATAAGTCATAAATTTTACTTCTACTCATAAATTTTTGATATGCTTCTTCTCCAAAAGCATCTTCATTCATTTTTTCGTGTGCTGTTTTTTCTGTCTGCAGCTCGACATCGTGCTTCATTGCCATCGGCACCATATGTGAATAAAACTGCTTGAATTTGATTTGAAAAGGAGCACTTAACCCTTCAAATTTGCGACTTGAAAGCATTAGATAGAAATCATACTCCCACTCTGGCGGCACATTAAAATAATACTTCCCAAACGTATCGTCGCAAAAAGTCTTACCTTGAATGTTCCCATTCCATCCATCAACAAACTTTTCAAAATGTCGATGATTCATATAAACAGTTTCATCATACTTACTCTTCTTCCCGTGATATTTTTTGCCTACACGGGCCAATACTACTAAGAATATCTTACCCTCCCCTTTTTCAATCCACGCGTTTCTGAATCGTGGTAACTCTTCTTTATGCACACCAAACAGAGCTGCTAAAATATAGTGCGCTGTGACGCCCGGTGTATACATCATCTTATAGGCATCAACCTTTCGTGCATCTACTATTCTTACTTGTGCATCCTTCATGTCATGTTAATTTTGTGTGTAATCATTATTTTTTAATTTGAGACTATTCAAAAATTCATCAATCGGGATAACACGCTTTTTCTGTTCTTCTTCACTCAGACTCAAGAATTCATTTTTTACATTTTCCATTCTATCTCTTTGTTCCTGTATTTCATCTTCGTTAAAGCTGATAAAAGTCATTTCCGACAGACAGTATGCTGCAATTTCGAATTTGTAGAAACTTTTTAGTGTATCTTCAGCAATCCGCATTCCAAGCCATTCATCCCATGGCATAAATTCTAATGCGTAACCCATAAAAGAAAGTTGCAAAGTCTCTTGATCCTCTATCTTCCTACCATCAACTTCCACAAAAGTCTCTTCCCCGTCCTCATGAGCTGTCAAAGTAATCACCATGTTCGAATCCACCGGTGTCAATCCTTTTAATGACTCAAAAACCTGCCGGTAATCCTCCATACAATGCTCTTCATCTGGATAATTATCTAACAATACTGCTTCAACACTTATCCATTCTGCACTTTTGATAATTTCATGGAATTTCAT